TGCAGGATCGCGGACACCACATCGATGTTGTTCATCTTCGACAGGTCCAGCAGCATGATAAAAACGTCTGCCCATTCCAGGGGGTCGGACGGGTTCTTGATCACTTCGCCCAGTTCCTCGTACAGCTTGAGAAAGGCTTTGGACTGGGTGCGTTTCGGGAAAAGCACGTTGGCCTGGCCGAACACCAGGGACTGCAGGCGTGCGAGGGTTACGGATTTAACGTCTTCGCGGGCTTCGCTTCGTTGGTCGATGCTCATATAGCGGTTGATAGTCTCGAATGTAAGGAAAGTACCTCCCGTGCGGCCGGAGCCATATCGGGAGGCGGTCTGTCAGCCCCGGGATTTATGCCAGGCGGCCAACACTACTTCGACGGAGGTGCCGGGGGTGATTTCCAGCACATCATTGACGGTGGGGCCGAAGCCGATCCAGCAAAGACCGGAGGTGGCGCCCGATTCGATCAGGGCATCCTGCACGGTGGTCAGGGTCTCGCGCAATTCGTCTTCCGTCCGCAGGTAATTGGCGAAATTCAGGAACAGCGAGTCCACCGAACACTGACGTAAAGCTTCGCGCAGCTGGATTTTGGACAGGGTGAAGATGCGGCGCGGCAGCTTGGTAACGGTCGTCAGTTCCACCGGCATACCCAGGCTTTCGAAGCTAATTTCTTCCTGGTCTGGGTAATGGCCGCCCGAATAACCCACCTGGACGCCATTCGAATCGAAGCGATTGGCCACGCGGATGGGGAAGGTGCGGGCGGTTCCGATGACTTCGGTCGACGGGTACCAGGACAGCGGAATCGCGCAATCGGCGAAAATTTGGGCCGGGGTCACATCGCGGGAGGTGGTGTAGGGGTACATGCCGTGGTACATCGACAGGCTGTAGCCCTGTGCACCTTCTACCAGCATGACCTTGGACTCGTCTAGGGCGGCGTTGTAGGCTTCGATCGTGACGACATGACGGCCCATCGGGTGGCCGTCCAGGGCATTGGCCGCGATATTGTTCTCGTCAGGATTGCGGCGAATGCGCTCGATCATTGCCGCGCCGACGCCCTTCTTGGTCGAACCGATCTTGGTCATCGGCCCGGCTTCTTCATCGATATGCTTTTGAGTGATGATGGCGGCATGCGGGTGGATCATGATGACGGCGTTCTGGAGCAGGTCGGCGCACGATTCAATTTCGGCGGCCAGGGCATCAGGGTTGATCAAAGAACCCGGGCCGAGAAGAACGCGCTTGAGGTTCTTCGACACCACGCCATTGGCCAGCATCGTGTGGACGAATTTGCGGCCATCAGCGTTGATGTAGGTGTGACCAGCATTGGCGGCCCAGGCGGTCACCACGGTATCGGGTTGATGATTCTCGGCCAGGAGGCCCGCTATCAGGCCTTTGCCGGTTGAGCCGAACTGCAGGTCTACCACCATGAAAATTTGGCGCTTGTTGATCATTACATTATTCCTTGATTTTGGTGAAAACTTTATTATACCCTTCGGCCTTTACCAGGCCTTCGGTGCGGATGGTGCTTTTGGTAACTGGATTCATGATGTGCACCGGCAGGTGGCGCAGGGCACGACCGCCGTACATGTCACCGAGGGCCAGGATGACGTTGGCCACAACCCGCTTTAACGGGGTGGCTTTGTAGCCCATGATCGGCTCGCGAGACCGGCCGGTGACGACGCTCATTTCATTAGCTTTAGTATTCATTTCTCTCTCTTCGCTATCGGGGTCTGGATCGACCCCCGTTATGATACCATACCGGTTTCCACCGGTCAACGGGCGTTGTGGTGCCTCAAGTAGCAGAGTTGTCGACCGGTGATACGTCCAGGACAACCACCGGATGGGAAATGCCGCGAATCCACAAGCGGACACTAGCCCCGTTGATTACGGCCTGGACCTCGGCCGGGGTCATTTCCCATGCTGACACCATGAAGGGGCCTTCGGGGGTTGACACATCGGCCACTGGGATGCCCGCGCAGGGGCCGCCTTCATCCTTCCAGTCGGCCGGAGCGCCCAGGACCCGGGTGGCGTTTTGAATTCGTTTAGGTATCATTTCGAGGCTATCCACCAGTTGGGGCCGGTCTGTTGATCACAGCGGATCGGGACGCGGAATTTAATGGGAGTACTGACACCATCAAAGGTTGTGATGATTTCGGAGATTCGATCGAGAATCGGCGGCCGGTTACCGTTGATGGTAGGGGGTACCGACAAATCGAATTCATCGTGCACGTTCATCAGGATTCGTGCATCGGTTCCGCGCACCTCGCGGTCCACCTCAATCAACTTTTGTTTAAGGGCATCGGCCGCCGAACCCTGGAAAATCAGGCCGCCAGCCTTGTGGGTGGCACGGCCGCCAGGGAACCGGATGCGCCGCCCCATGATGGTCAGCACGTAGCCCCGATCCTTGGCTAGCGCTGATGCTTTCGACAGCATTGACTGTATGCCGGGGATGTTGGAGTGGTAGTTTTCGAAAACCGCCTCGGCCTCGGGGCCAGGCTTCTTCCACACCTTGTCGACGCCGCGAGACCGGTACTTCTCAATGGTGAACGGCAAACCCATTTCCCAAGCCAGCGTCCCCATACCCATTCCGAACACCAATCCCAGGTTAATTTGCTTGGCATTGGCATCCCCCGCGAATCGCGGCGAGCGTGGCAGGCCGGTAAGGTTGGCAGCCAGCTTGTGGAAGTCCACGGCCGGGTCGTCTGCATATGCCTTGTTGATCACCGGGTTGTTGACGTAGTGGGCCATCATCCGGAAGTCCATCTGCGCCCAATCCCAACAGCCCCAATCCTGGCCTTCATCAGGCATGAACAGCGCACGCACAACCTCCGCGATATCCTTATCCCTGGCCGGAATCTGCTGCAGTGCTGGTGAATTCACTGACAGGCGGCCGGTACCGGTTCCACGGTCATTCTCCGATTTTGCCTGATTGTAGTTGGCGTGAATCATGCCGTTGTTGTGGTAGGATAGGATATGGCCACGGATGAAAGTGTCGCGGGTCTTGATGGCTTTCCGCAGTTTCAAAATCAACGGGGCGGCTGGATGCTTCATCGAGCGCAGGCAGTCGGCCGAGATTGAGGCCTTGCCCGCTTCGGTAGCCTCGGCAATCGTGCCGTCATTCAGAACCCATAAACCCTCTGCGTTTTTCTTGGGGTCGAACAACTTATGGATAGAACTGGATGGGTTCGGGTTGACCTCGAAACCTGCGATGGTGTTCAGTTCCTTCTGCGTGGCCCCGACCATCTTATCGATGGCTTTGGCGGCCTTCTCGGACGCCTCCAGGTCCACGCGCACGCCGCCGCGCTCGATGCGCACGATTACCGGGATCAACTGCCGCTCAAGCTCAGCTACTCGGCGCAAGCTTTGCTCTTCAATCTCGCGCTCCTGCCACTGCCATAACTTCAATGCCGTTCGAGTATCTTGCTTTGCGTACTTACCCGCTATCGCTTTCGGTGCCCGGTGCAGGTTCGGCATCTGTGCATTCTTGGTGGCTGCGCCACCGAACAAGCCCGCCAGAATGCCATAGATGGAATCATCCTTGCCGACGCCGATGCAGGACTTGCCGAGTGAGTCCAGGTCGTAGGTGAGGCGGTGTTCATCAATCAGCGCGGCGCGGATCATCGTGCAATCGATCATGTTGAGGTCGACATTGACCCCGGCCGCCAGTGCGAACAGTGCATCGAATTTGATGTTGTGGTTTACCCACAATCCGCGCACCTTGGGCATTTCAGCTTTCAGCCATTCAATCACACCGGAGTCTGAACGGGTGTCGAAATAGTAGTCCTTATCATCCGGGGTGGATAGGGCTACGCCGAAAATCTTTGATGACCACCAATCCAACCCGGTGGTCTCGAAGTCCATCGCAAAGTGCGGGAAATGTGCGAATTTAGGGAAGCTCATTGGTGGCGCTCCAGGGCCAGCATGACCACTACAACCAGGAGGAAGCTTATTATGAATAGCATAGGAGGCCTTGGCTTTCTTAAAATAGCGTAAATGAATAAGTAGATGACCAGCGCCAGCGCAATCACAATGGGTACCCGTTGTTGCCGTCGAGGATGTCCAGGCGATGGCGGGCGCGGGTGGCCCCGACATAGAACACGCGATGCTCGGAATCGGGGTCCTTTTCAAAACCCATGGCGGTGCGGTCAGTCATTCCGGTATGCAGTATCACGCGGTCGGCTTCGCGGCCCTTGGAACCGTGAATGGAGGACAGACGGATGGTGGGCGATACGTCCATGTTGGCCTCGCGGTAGAAGTCGTACGCCCACACTGGAATCTGCAGCGCCCGCATGTGACCGGCTTTGATACCATCCTTGTAGTTACGGTTCTTGAACTGGTCGCGGAATTTTGGCAGCGCGGTTTGGGTCAGGACATCGTGCTCGGCCGGGGTCATGCTTTCGCCACGAGCCGCTTTGTTGAGGGCGCGGATGGCTCGGGCCGTCTTGGTCTGGTACAGGCCCGGCTTGCCGTTATCGGTCAAGTACGGGATACCCAGGTCGATGAAATGCTTCTCGACCTCTTTCTTCTGCGCGCCAGTGCGGCACAGCGCCAGCGTGTCTTCGCCGTGCTTGAAGTCGATCGCGTGGAGGTACCCGTAGCGCGTCACACTACCCACTTCATCGCGAGGATGGTACACCTTTTCGACACGGGAGGACACTTGATCGATGATGCCCCTGGCCACGGCGTGCACCGAGGACGGGATTCGGTAAGACTGCTCCAGCACCTTGCGCTTGGAGTTGTATTCTTCTTCAAATTGCACCATGCCGGTGGGGTCAGCGCCACCCCACACGTAAATGGCTTGGTCGTCGTCGCCTGCTACCACTACCCGCTCGGCGTGCTTAGTGAGAACACGAATGGCCCGCCACTGCAGGGCCGACAGGTCTTGCGCCTCGTCGATGAAAACGACCTTGGCGCGGAAGTCCATCAAATCGGCGCGGGATACGAAGCGCTCCAGCATGTCAGTGAAGTCGATGAATCCGTTGGCGCGTTTCCAGTCGTGGTAACCCTTGATGAACATTTCGAACTGCGGCAGCGATCCCGGCCGATCGGAATCGTAGTATTCTTCCATCGGGTCGACCAGGCGATTACGGGCCTTGTTCAGAATACCGAGGAATTCGTCGCCTACTTCGATACCCTCTTCCGAGTCCACGGAACCATTTTTAATGGGCACGCCGATTACGTTTGAGAATTCAAGCAGCCGTTTATTGTCGACCAACTGATTGGACGACAGATTGAGCATGCGGTAGGCTTGTGAGTGGATCGTGGAGAACTTATCGGAGCGCTCCAGGTCAGTGCGCTCCAGCGCCTCTTTGGCGGCGGCGCGGGTGTGGGACATCAGTGCAATGTCGTTCATATCGTAGCCAAATTCCACGAAATCTCCGATCATCTGGATGATTTTGGTGGTCTTACCGCACCCAGGCGGCCCGTAGATAGCGTACGCTTGCTTCACTTGCTGTTCCGGTAGTTGATGAAGCTGATCATGACATAAAGCAAACCGCCGACGATGTTAACCCAACTTGGGCCGAGGGGCGATATCCAAATCGCAGTCATCAGGATACTGAATTGGTACTTGCTCATACTGCTCCTTATTCTCTATGTGAAAACGGGGGCCGAAGCCCCCGCCGACTGCTAGTGCTGATTAATACTCGGGGTTGCCGCCCGTGCCGGGGCCAGGGCCGCCAACATCGTCGCCTTCTTCATCACGGTTGATGACCACCAGGCCCTGCTTCACGGTATCGTACAGAGCTTCCGCCTGACGGTACTCGATTTCGGCCACGAAGCCAGGAACGTTCTTCACGGCGAAGTTGTTGTATTCTTCACCAGCTTTGTTCTTGTCTTCGACGCCGGACAGCATGTAGGCGCGGGTGAAGGAATCACCGCCGTTAATGCGGATCAGTGAATTCCACTGGCGCGACACCTTGAGCTTGGTGACAGCCATCGACACGACGATTTCTTCCAGCTTGCCGGTGGCGGGGTTGCGCAGCAGGCAGAAATGATTGGCGGTATCGTTGACGCGGTGGTCGTCTGGTACCTCCTGCGCGGCCAGGACTTGTTCGGCTTCATCCGGCGACGAGAACGCGCCCACGAAGCCGCCGCCCTTCTTGCGGTCCTTCCACACGATATACTCTTTCTTGAAGTACACCGGGATCACAATGACCGAATTGCCGTACAGTTCGCGGGTTACGTTGTTGAACAGCATGCCGGGCTTCGCGCCGTCGATGTAACCAGGGTCCTTTTCCTTGAGGCAGGGCGACAGGGCCTGCACCAATTCCAGGCGCGGGATGACCAGATCATCCATGGATACGTTTTCTGCGCCACGGGCGGGGCCGCTCTTGCCCTGCAAGAACGCTGGCAGGCTTGGATCGCCGATGGTCTGGAGAGCGCCACCGGGGGCCGCGTCGACCAGTTCGTTGGCGACTTCGTTTTTCTTCACTGCGGTTTTTGCTGCTGGTTTCGTTGCCATGGTTACTTGCTTTCGATTTAAGTTTTAGGGGGTGCCGCTACTTTTCCGGCTGGCCAAGTCTGCATTGTGCGCTATTGCTTGCGCCGCTTGACCGGAGCGCTCCAGTATGGGCGGAACTCACGCTGTGAGGAGACTCTACACGCTGCTCGGGTCAGCCCTTCGTGATGGAGGCGCGGGTGAAGGTGTGGACGCGGAAGCACTCGGGCACTTCTTCTCCAGCCTGCATCAGGGCTTTCGTCATCGCCTTGAGGGTGGAAGAGTTGATGGTTTCGGTGATCAGGTCGCCACGACCGGTGTCGCGCAGCCAGGTGTAAGCCTCGTCCTTGTTGGCGGCGGGGATGGTGACCTGGAGGTCGCCGGTCAGATTGCAGCGGCCGACGCCTTCGACCTTGACAATCTGCAGGCCCTGGTCTTCGAAGACCTGCGGAATCTTGATGTTGCGCAGGAAATCGAATTCCGCGGTAATCTTCTTGCCAGCTTCTTCGTGCGCATCTTTAACGGCGCGCACTTCGGCCATGGCGCGAACCAGTTCCACGGCGGTCATCGAATCGTACTTGGAGTACGCGTTTTGAAATTCTTCGGTCATGCTCTATCCTCTATTGATAAATTACAGCTTGATGGTCACTGGTTGGTAGCAGTGATCGCGGTTGGACCAGCGCAGGAAATTCACGCTGGCAGTTCTTTCACGCAGGATCATGAACACCACGGCCGCCACGATGGGGGAGCCAGTGATGACGATGTAATCCTCGGTTGGTACGAAGTCGAGCAGCTTTGCGCGCAGTTCTTCCACCAGGACCTGATTCGACAGCGAGTTGTCCTCGGACGAAAAATCCATGATGGTCAAAAAGTTGACCTCGCCAAACTTGCGGGCGGGCGCATAATCGATGTTCTGGCGAGGGTTGCAAACCTCTTGCGTAACGAAAACTTTCGACATCTTAGTTATCCTCTATTCGGTGTTGTTCATACGACCCCGCCATTATACCAGGCGGGGTCATTTCCGTCAACCAACGAGACCGAAAAGCGCGGCCAAATCCTTATGCCCTTCACGCTCCAACCGCTCAATTTCGTCGCGGATGTACTCGGACAGGTCTTTCTTTTGCATGTTGGAGTTGTACACGTGCATATCAATCGTGTCCATCATCACGCCCTTACCTACTTCAATTTGTGCGATTTGGTCGACGTACAGCACCGAATTCTTCTGCCCTTTGCGGTGGGCGCGGTCTTCGGATTGCTCGCGGTCGATGAATGAGTGGGTGTTGGACATGTAGAACTCGCATTCGGCGCGGGTCATGGTGAGGCCCATCGCACCAACTGCAGCCATCGCCACCACGAAGCGGGCCTGGCCGCCCTGGAACAGAACGTTGACATTCAGGTCGCGCTGGCTCTCTTCCACACCGCCATGCAACTCCACCACCTGGTCATCGCCAAACTTCGCGCGCAGGGATCGGGTGACCTCGTCAAGCTCGGCCCGGAATGCGCACCAAATGATCATGGGCTTGTCGAATTCCTCTAGGAAGTCCATCAAATCAGCCACCTTGGGAGACACCTTGCAGATAGGCTCGGTGCGGATGTAGCGCTTGCCGGTAATAACGTCCTCGTCGATGTCTTCCAGTGCCAGGAAGTTGGATGTGATCTGGCGCAGGCGCAGCGCCTTCTCCAGGGTGTTGGCTACGCGCTTCTCGCGGCCGTCCGTGGCTCGCACGATCTGGTCCCGGGCCATCGTCTTGTAGTGCTTGGTCTGCTCGGCCGACAGCGCCACGTAGCGCATCGTGTAGACCTTCGGCGGCAAGTCCGGCAGCGCCTCTTCCTTGCGCACCTGGTAAATGAACGGTGCGGTGATTTCCATCAACTCGTCCATGTTCTTGTAGCCCACGATCTCCTTGTTCTCGTAGCCGCCCATTTCAGCATAGCGGTTGCGGAATGAATAAAAATCACCAACGCCCAAGATATCCGGGTCTAGAAATTCGAAATAACCATACAGGTCCATCACGCCCTTGGCGATAGGAGTGCCGGTCATGACGATCCGGATAGCCGCGTGGCGGGCGGCCGCCTGCATTCGCTGAGAGCGTAGAGCTTTGTGGTTCTTGATCTTGGTAGCCTCGTCGACGCCCATGATGGTCTTCGGGAATCGGCGCAAGAACTCCAGCATCATTTCGTAAGGCCGTGCCGAAATGCCCAAGGACTCAACACCGACGATCAGCCACTTGAAGTCGTGCTTCTTATTGAGCCATTCTTCGAACTCTTTCGGCTTGTCCGAATTCATGATGTAGATGTCATACGGCAGCGGGCAATGAAGGGCCAGTTCCCGAATCCAGTTCTTGCGCAGCGCCACCGGGCACACCATAATGACAGTTTCAATCAGCGGGTGCATCCTGGACATGCAGGCCAGGTCGATGAAAGTCTTGGACTTGCCGGTGCCCATGTCCTTGAAGTAGGCGAAGGCCTTACGGCCGAAGGCGCGTTCCAGGGCGGTTTTCTGCGTGCGCATAGGCTCCGTCTTGAACTTGTACCCAATCGGCAGCGGTAGAGCGGGTGCTACCATCTTGCCCACTGAGTCGCGAGTCTCGGCCAGCTTGGCCAGCGCCAGGCGGGACCAATCAGCATCGCGGAAGGTCATTTCAATGTATTGGGCGTTGACGCGGGTGGCGGGTGCTTTCCAGGTCTTGGTTCGGTTACAGAATCGGCGGCTTGGGATGTCGCGGACCTTGTTGGTGTTCCAGGGTGGTGTGCTGATCGAGAACATGCCTTTGGTTGGGTCGTAGTCAATGGTGGTGTGGGACATGGTTTAGATTTCCGGGGTGAAGTCGGGGACTGACATTTTAAGTTGGTGTTCATCGGTAAGCTCAACCGACCACACAGAAGGGGTTTTGTCTTCTACGCGGAAGCGGCCGTGGTTGACGCCCAACTGCTTAAGCACGAACCACAAATTGACGCCCTTCATTTCTTCGGTCTTGTTTCGCTTGAGGTGCTGCACGAAGTCCGCGCCACGGAAATATACATGCCGCGTGTCGGTGTCGTCCACCTGTACCACCGGGATGCCACGGTACAGAGCCTTGCGCTCGGCCGTGTCGGTACCGGGCGAGTTGAGGTCGCACTTGCGCAGGAAGTCAATAAGCTGGCCCTTGATGATACCATCCACGGATGCATCTTCTGGCGCTTCTTCAATACGGCACGTGGCCATCATCGTTTTAAGGATTTTCTGCCACTTATCATTCTTAATCATCGGCGGCACGCGCAGCAGGCGCTCGGCCAATTTCAATCGCAGCACGCGCCACTCAAACAATTCTTCGGTCGACACGACGATGCGGATGCCCTCGCAGGTCATTTCCCACCGCACCGGATTAGTGTTGTACTTCACCAGGTCAGTAAGTGCCGGTACCTCGAATTCCATGTCCATTTCGTCGGACTGGTCCTGGGTGATGCCGAATTTGCGGGTGAGGCAGGTTTTGCGGTCACAAAGCGATTTACAAGGCTCAGTGCTGCAGCGGTAACGGTAGTCACGCCGCGAGGCCGACATTACTACCTTTTTCATTTCATTAAATGGCAGTGGTTCCTTGAAAATCTGGCCATTCATATCGTAAAGCCGGTCCCGGTAGTCCTCCGGGAACTTCTTCTTCATATAAATTGTGACGTTATATGCGGCGTCGTTGCGCGATCCCGAATCTACGCCATCGGTGATCATCGCCGCGATGCATGGCGGCGCTTCCGAATGTTCGTTGTTGTACAGCTGATCCAACTGGTGCGCAGTAACTGCTTTGGACTCGGCCTCGGTCAAGAACAATTCAAGCGGCTGCGGCTCATTGTTGATGACCGCGTAACGCTTGGTTTTCTCAGCATCGAAGTATGGAAGGTTAATCCAGTTGCCGAGTGCGCGCCCGCCCTCATTATTGAATTCAAGCCTGGATTGTTTGGGGAAGATGCAGTCCACACCTTCGACCTTCAAGTCCTTCGCCCACTTCTTCAACACTGAATGCACCTGTGCCGCACGCAAGGGTTCCCGGCCGAACAAGAACAGGTGCACGCCACCCGACTTCGATCGACATGGTACCAGCGGCAAATTTAACGCCAGCACCCGCTGCTCGATGGCCGCAATGTCGGAATCTTCCGACTGGCCATGATTGTCGATATCAATTGCGCCCCATAAACACGAGGCATCATCCAGAATAGGGACGATACCGATGCCGAAGATGCCTTTAAGATGCCGCTCGAATTCCCGGGTGGTGTATGCGCTCTTCTCCGTAACCGAGGAGCGGTTGGGGTCAGGTTCCCTTGGGTTCCACTGCCCGAAAGACCTCGGATTGCCACGAAATAAAGCCATGAAACGCTGCAAGCTTGTTTGATTCACCTAATCCTCCGCTATTGTCTATGGCATCATTATACCACTCGGCGTTTCCACGGGTCAACCTGACTTGCGCACGAGACACCCGAAAGCCGACCACTCTTGACAACATCTGAGAGATCAGCACACGTTAGGTGATGTGACAGCCGTGTAGTGTTCTGTGTATATCAATATACACGGGTTCGACTACCAAGAAGCCCCGCAAGGACGGGCGTTCTGGCCTGGAGTGTGGGCCGTGTGTAGTCGTGTACCCCCTCCGGGATATTGTCGCTTGTCGCTAGGACTGTCCGCGTGTCCGTACGCGTAATCCGCGCATACGTGTACGCGAGGGCGCGTGTGTGGCTGCAGGTGAGGTGATATTACGGGAATGTGTCTCCGGCCGCACGGGAGGTACTCTCCTGGCCTTCCGACGATGCGCTGGCTATGTAAGTAGCGGGAAATAGCCAGAAGGCCCGCGAAGGGCCTTCTCTCCAGGCAGGCCGTGACAGGCCCCCTGGACTGTTACACCTACACGGGGTGTCACGCTGCTGGTTGCGCGGGGTCGCTGGCACGCTTCAATTGCTCGCCAGCACGCTTACCGTACTTGGGAGCCGATGCGCCATCCCCGGTGTCGGTCGAGCGTTCACCTTTGTGGGCATTGCGGTTGCCGTAGGTGCCCAGAGCCTTGCGCAGGCGGTTGCCCAGATTCATGCGCTGCATGCCCACGTTCAAGTTTTTGTACTTCTCCTTGAGCGCCGCTTCAACATCTTCCGGGTTCTCGCCGGAGGTCTTGGCGATATTCTTGGCGGTGATGAAATAGCAGTCCGCGATATCCTGGCCGCGCAACAGGTTGGCCGCTTCATCGTTGACATCCAGGGCTTTGCGGCCGGACGGGGACTTGATTTCGTGCTTGGTGTAGCGGTCATAATCGGGCTTCACCAGCTTGTCGGATGCCACGAAGGCGGAGCCATCGGGGTTGAGAACATCGTCCGATTCGGGGCGGGCGGATACCGGGTCGCGGCGCGTCTTGGCGGGCTTCGTGACCTTAGGGGCCTTGACGGGCTTCTCGGCCTTGGCGGGTTTGCCGGGGTTCAGGAGCTTGCGCAGCTGCTCTTTGGCTTGGGTCTCGGTTTTGCGGGCTGCCGATGCTGCCGCCCGGTTCGGCTTTTTGCCGGGTTTCGGAGCGGGGGCGTTTTGGATAGCCATTTCCACTTCGGTCAGGTCGCGCAGCGTCGAATTGCGCACCTTCATCGGTTTGCCGAAGGTGCCCGCATCCGGGCCGGAGGGTACTTGCTCCGCCACGGTCGACCAGCCACCATTGACGGATTGAACAGAAACAATTGCGCCGGAAGCGATGATAGCTTTCAGGGTGATGTTCATTTTAAATTCCTTTTCGCGGGTTTATTCTCTATGGGGTTTAGGTCTCGTCGTGACGACCGAGACCTATTAAAACATAAGGCGAAAAGGTTTGTCAATAATCGCGCTTACTGGCGTTGCAAAGGCACTACGGGGCCATTCCGTTGTCCCGGACGAACTTTTGGAGGCCCCGGCATGATGCCACGATCCTGTCCGAGAATTCAGCCTTGTTTTTCAGGGCGGCGTCGATGTCGGTGGGCAGTTCGATGCTTGATTCCCCGATAGGATTTGCCGCAGGCACTTCGAGAAGTGGCCAGGCTCCGGCAGGGATATGAACGCCTCCGCTGGCGCTTGCGGTTTTGGTGGCGGGGGTAGGTCCTGGACAAGCACTTGCGGGGATGCGCAGCCTTGCAGAATCATGAGTAACAGCATCAATTGCAGCGTTTTCATCTTTAATCTCCTTGCGGTTCAATTCCTTGGCAGCGCCTTGCTCGGCGGCTAGGTTGGCGTTCTCCTGCAGGCGATTGCCCACTGCCTGATTGATGGCCTGGGACTGTACCAACTTTTCATGGTCCCATTTCGACTGTACGTGACGGCTGCCCAGGGTCGCGCCCAAGGCAAACAAGATGATCCCCATCACCACCGCGATAAGGGTTTCGATTCCGATTTTGTTAATCATGCAAGCTCCGCATTGGCCAGGCCGAAGAAATGTTCACGCTCGGCCAGTCCGTTGGTACCGCCGTTGATTCGGCGGGTGATCGCGTATACCGACCCCGCGCCAGCATCAGCAAGCTCATTGAGACCGTGCTTGGCCCACCACCAGGCGGCCGACCGTGCAGCCAATTCTGGCGTCTCCAGCAACTCGGGGAATTGGATCAGGCGATCATCCCCGAGAAGCTCCATCGAGCATTGCAAGTAATTCGCTCGGCCGGTGATTTGAATGTAGCCCCGCCCTTTGAATCTCACCCCGTCGCCCGGTTCAGTGTTGCCGAGGTCGTGGCGGCCTTCATAAGCCTGGCCGGATGCAAGCTCTTTGACGTAAACGAACGATCCGGATTCATGCGCGGTTTGGGACAGGAAGTGGGCCTGGCGCATTTTGGTGTTGATTTCGAACTCGCCCATGGCGGAGTTCAGGCAGGGTAACACCGTCCCCACCTTGTTGCGGGCCAGCGGAACCACCCGCAGGAATTCGGCCGAGGTGAGGATTCGCACGCAGTTCATCAGGTACTCCCAGGTAGGTATTTGTCGGCGTATTTGTTAAGACCGCGCTCGATCAGCGGGCCGCCGCCGAACGCCGCCAGGATGATGGCTATCGCGATGGCTGTGTCTGGCACGCCCCAATACTCGGAACCCAGGAAGGCCAGCAGGCCCGCCAGGTTGGAACCCAGGAGCTTGCTGGAAATGAACAGCCATAACCGGTCGATGGTCTTGTTCTGCTCATATTCGCGCTTCATCGCGTTGAGCAGCGAGGTGACACCCGACAGCGTCGACAGCAGCAGCGTCATCAGGATCGACAGTGCCGGGATTGAGGTGAGTTTTTCGCCGAAAGTGATCGATGCGGCTGTGGCGGTTATCGGCCACATTATGCAAAGCGCTACCTTGAGGGCAAAGATTGTGCGTAATTCGCGCTTCATGCAGGGGTTTCCTCGGTTTTGTACCTTTTAACTACATCGACAAACGCTGTGGCGGGGATTAGGACCGCGTAAATGATGAAGAAAGGCAAAGCCGCATACGAAAGATTGTATTTGACTTCTGTAAAAACCTCTACGCCGAAACATAGGGAAAGGCCCATGCTCACTAAATGACGGTCGTGGAGCGCTCTTGCTAAACTGTACGACTCCGGAAGGATATCATTTATGATGACGTCGAGCAATCCCAGGACGGCAAAGGCGACCATCAGGTAGGCGGCCACCCGGGAACTGTCGGAAGCGTGCGCCACTTGGTAAATCAATGATTGCGACTGGAAAGACATTGTAAGACCGTATAATCCGGCCATTAACATAGTGTATATGCGTAACAACACCTCACAAGTGAAGAGTCGATTCATGATGGTTTGTGGTTTTCCACACATGGGATAGCCTTAAAGGTTGTCAAGATTTCAGGATTTATGCCTAGTAATTCACGCTCGGTTATACTACCGAGTCGATTGAATAGGTTGAGACCGGCTTTAGTGAGAGCGGCGGCGGCCAGTTCATAGCAGAACCACGCGTCCTCGCGCTGCCAATCGCGGTCAGGTTCCAGCAGGCCGAAAGCCCCCGCGAAGTCATACCGGGTACCCACCTGGGATTGAAGCCACTCGACGGCCGCAGCGCGGTCGGGGACACCAAATTCTCGGGTAGCTACAATTTCCGATCCTTTGAGAACGTCGGCCAGCGGTGCACGGCGCACCCCGTGGATCATGGAAGCTTCGACGGCCGTGCCATCACACAAGTCGATGATCGCGTGCGAGGACAGCGCGGCGGCCAGGATCGACCTTGGCAAGGTGTGCCGGATCAGCCAGGACACTGGGTTCCAGGGGCGCTTCGTGAAATGCACGCGGATCGTTTGCATTTATACCTCTTCTATTGGTATGTTGACCGAGTAGTAGGAGGACATTTCAATAGCGATGTCCGAGTCCCTGGGTCGGCGGCCAAGGATGAAATAATCACGTTCAAGCTCAAGGTCGGTGGAGCCAGGGAACACGGAAATCAGGATTGGATATGCACGGCTGTTCCGCAGCAGCGTTACCATTTTGGTGCGGTCGGTGGCAGGGAATTGTGTAAGGTCGATGGACAGGCGGCGGCGGAGCCAGCTTGAGGTCACCATCTGGTCACCCGCTCGGCTGGACGACATCGAACTGTCATCAATCCAACCCACTGGGCTGGATGAAGGGTTGTAAGGGACTTCCCAATAGTTGGAAATCCAGAGGTAGGAAGATTCGATGAAGCCGAGAGGGTTGCCCGCGTCCGCGATATCGATCACGGCTTTCATGAAAGAGGTAGGAGTGAACCAAATGCGGGCATAGGCCCCGCCACCGTATGCGTAAGCGTTGGCTGCCTGGGCGGTAGTGAATCCGCGAGGCTGTAACGATTGGGCGGGGCAAGCTGATTGGGCGGCGGTGTCCAGCACCAGGTTGGCACCGGCCGCGTCAGAATACAGGCGCACGCGGATGGTGGAGGCGCTGGTCAGGTCGCAGAAGGGAAGGGCCACCATCGAGGCCACTTCGGCGGCGGCCAGGACCACCGACAGGGTGGCGGATGTCCCTGTCGACCGCCACACTTTGGACTTGCGCGAGGCCACCAAGTTGGCGGGGACCAGCACGCCCGCGTAGGTGGAAGCGGTAATGGTACCACGTTCGGCAATGTTGTCATACATGATACGGGTGTTTGCCGCCATTTAAACCACTCCCTGCATTGCCTGATTAAGACTCTGCTCCACTACTGCTAAAGTAAGATAAGGCTGATCCGTGTTTATCGCTGCTCTCACATCTGCCTTGGTTTTGAGGCGAAGACGGCGGATGAAATCCAGAGCATTTAACCAGCGATCACGTGCGGCGAGGATGTCTTCGGCGGCCTGGCGTGCGGTCCAATTTTCGCGGTACATTGCTTGCTGGTATGATAACACGGCCTCTGGCACGGGGTCAAGGGTCCAGTTGGATTCCTGATACATTTCAGCATGCTTTTGTGCACGCTCATACTCAACCACCCGCACGGGGTCGCCTACAACCAAGGCCCTGGCTTTGTCGCATGCGTAGTCAATTTTAGCGATCACCGCCGATTTAACGCCATCCAGGTCCAAAGACTCGCGCCATTCGGGGTTTCCGTCATTCCAGAACAGGAAAGTAGTTTCAGATGCGGCCAGGGGGCGGGGCACCTTGGATGACACCACCTGCACCGATGCGTAATCGTCTCCGGCCACCACCGGGGGCACGGTAGGGGGTCCTTCGTAGTCGGGGTCTTGTTTATCTTCCAGGTAGGTAACCACGATACCCGCGTGGTCGATGGCTGCATAGATTGTCATATTAGCTCACATCAAAAGCGCAAATACCGTAAGTAGTTAATCCATTACCGTCTGTCATGGCGACTTTAAGGTTTCCCGATGTCGTGGTGCCGTCGCTGCCGATTTGGAACCCTTTAATTTTAACGTGGGCGTTGTTGGTGGAATCCAGCAACAGGGTGACGGTCGGGGTCTGTTGGGTGGTAATTTCCAGGTTGTAATCAAAAGTGTAAGGCGCTTTACCGCCGCTACCGGACAAATAGATGTCGGCAACGGTAATCGCAGGACGACCTGAGCCACCGCCCACATACCCTGGCAGGCCACTGATGGTGGCAGCGGTGAGGGCCAGTGACGAATTGGTGACAGCACCGGGGGCCACCAGTGCAGCATCAGCCATACGGGTTAGCGTAATGCCCCCGAATTCAATGGTTCCGGCCGTGTTGTTTTGGATAATCACAAAGCGTGCTTTATTGGCGCGGGTGTCGTTATTAACTGTATGCGAATTTACCCAATCTATAAACCCGTTCTGGCTCCCTGGGTAATAATTGATTTGCACACCGGGATAGTCGGGTGAACTGCCCCCCCACACTCCCGCCTGCGGCTGACCAAAGTAGCAAACTGTACCGTCCCCGAATTCCAGAAAGAACGAAGCGTAAGCGTTAAGGTCCGAAGGCTTGCTCACCTGTAAGGTTGTTCGGTAAGTGGCTCCCGGTGTCATTGGGAACCATCCCGTGTGAATTGTGCGATAGGTCGACGGAGGTAAATAGCAGGATGCTGCTGTCCTCCAGGAGGTTGAGATATCTTGCCAGTCCCCAATGTTAACCAGCCCAAGCATGTTCCACCACACGAGGTCTTTAAATCTTGGATCGGGGAATACATTATCCGGGGTCGTGGCATCGCCTCGCGGTGCCTGATACACGTTGGCCATCGGGCCGAATTGAACACCTAGAAGGGGTTGCCCTTGGTATGCGAAAGATGAATCGAAGTATAAAGGACCTTGCGGGGGGTTAACTCGTAAAGTGAACGCCGCCACTCCATTCTTGAGCCAGCGGGCGTAAACCCCATCATATGATACAGTGAAGGTATCCCCGGCCGTATAGTTGGTGTTACCCTGGTTGTAACCCCCAGTGTAGAAAAACGCCAGGCCATCCCCGCGCAAATACCATGCGAAGTCAATACTCCCGAAGCTCGCGTCGTATAGAGGGTCTGCGTTAATTCCGAAAAAGATGTCGCAAATCCCAGATGAAGTGGCTGTGGCATATGCGCATGGATAGCTTTGCTTGCTATAAGCATCTGCATCCCACTGGCCGCTAGTCCCCCCATTTTTAGAAAGAGTGCTACCCTGAACCGTAACGCTACGGCCCACCAGGCTTACCGCCGTGGTGGCATTAAGATCACCGGTATACCCATAATCCTGCAGTGACTTAGGCTGGTAACTGCCCGACACCCCTGTAAGTGCGCCATTGAGGATATTGAAGCCGACATCGCACCACGCGTTGGTATCACCGTCTGCAGCCCCTTGATAAGCCTCCGCACCGTTACCCTCACCGCACCCGGGCACACCTACTAATATATAGGCCGAACGGTACATGAATTGGCTAGACCCATAAACGGCCCGGCTCGCGCCACAGCGATACATTGCAGCGTCAAGGCCACCTGCTAACCGATTAGTTTTAGGTTCATCGTAGGTGATCACCACTACCACATAGTTGGGGCCAAGCTGATTCAGATATTGCGCCATGGACGTAGCGTTAGCCGCATTCCCATAAACGTCATACCAGCGTGCCCCCGCCAGGGAACCGTCACTACGATTGAACACGTACACCGAATAACTGCGCTGCTCCCCTGCTGGAATTTGGTCTACTGCCCCATACGCCGCCCCATCCTTCCACATCTGCGAGGAATACGTAGCCGAGGTTAAGCCGCCGCGAGCGCGGGCGCGGTAATTGGTCTGACCCAGGCCGGTAAGCGTAATGAGGCTGTTTTGAATTGCCTCGGTACCGGTCAGCGCCGCGATGTTTGCGGGCCGGTTGGCCACACTCGACCATGCAGCGCGCTTACCTACTTCCACGGTGATGGCATTAAGCAGTGTCTGGCGTGCGTCGTAGTAAGCCTGGAATGTGGACCGGAAGGTCGCGCCATTGATGGCGATGTTGTTACCAGGGATGTTGGTGAATTCAGTACCAAGACCAGTGATGTAGGTGTTCAGGTTCGAATAGGCCGTGGCGTAAGCGTCGCGCTGTGTGGTCTGGCTGTACGTAGTGCCCTGCGTATAATACGCGGTGTACTCATTGTAAATCGCGTTCCACTTGGCGTTGGCCTCCGGCTTTTCACCTGGCGACAGAATGCTGTCGGAAGCGATTTGGGTCAGCGCGGTATTGGCCAGGGCCGCTTGCGTGGATGCATTATCAGCCGCAGCCTTGGCCACGGCGGGGTCAGTGAATTTAATCACGGTTGCCGAGGCCGAAACCGGGGAGCCGTTCACAGTAATTGTGGCCGTCACCACGGCCGACGAGGCCGTCATATTAGCGTAGGCCAGCGTGGCCACATTGCCGTTCACGGTAACGGTACCGCCCGTGCACGTGAACGAGATCACGCCATCGACGTTGATCTTGGCAGCTGTGAACGTAATGGCGGCCACTTGCGGCGTTCCGCCAGCATCGAGAAGGAATGAATTGACGCTTGGGACCAGGACCAGCGCGGCCGATGGGGCCAGTGTGGTGCGGGTCGCGGCGGCCTGCAGAGTCGTATCAATGCGGTTTACGATCGCAGCCATTATAAGGTTACCTCAATAAGTGAACGGTAAGTGCCGAAGTTTAGGGTAGCTTTGGTAACCAGGCCAACTTTACCTGCCGACATGTTATAGCGTGGATTGAAAAGTTTAACTGCCATGCCCACTTGCACAACCATACCTGGCGGATGCAGGGGTACTCGGTAGGTCTTGCGCGGGACTTTCTTGATGGCCAGACGGCGTTGCGCCTCGACGGTGGCATCAGCCAGGGTCAGGAGGCATGTTTCCTCGTTCACCGGGTCGGCGGTCAACTGGTATGCGGCCTTGACGGCTGCATCGGTCTCGGTGTAGGTACTCCATTCATCCGCGAACAGTTTTTTATGGTCGAGCGGCAGGGAGGTCTGCAGGCTCGGTTGCGCGGTCATGTTGTGGCAATAAGCGATACTCACTGCCGCCTTCACCGGCATGATGTCGACCAGCGCCAGCGGCGCATCATTCACCTGCATGCTCAATGGGATATCCATCGTCGACACAGTTGGAATGGCGTACTGAATCAGTTGCAGCTTGCCCAGGCGCGACGGCAGCATCTGCGCACCCTTGCTGGCGGCCAGTTGGGCGCATGCGGTAAGCACGTTCGTACGCCCTTCCGGCATCAAGCCCACCGGCTGCGGGTTGGCCGTGCCGAAGGCTGCGAAGTTGACGGTGTCGATGTCGGCCGTGGTCAAACGGGAAGTTGTGCGGCCATACGAGGTGACCAGTAGTTGAATCAATGGTGCGATCGTGTTGTTGTACGTTCCCCCGGTTTTGTCACCCTGCACGCTGGCTGTAACCGCACCCGGGCCGACTGCCACCGAGAATTTGAAATACCCGCTCGCCGGGGTATCGATGATTTCAGTGCCCGCCACCCGTGGTTTGCCATCTGTTCTTACTTCGATGACCCCCTCGGCGGCCGACCGGTTATAATACCAACGATCCGTGGCGGGGTCGTATACCGGGGTTATGTTTGGCACTTCTCCAAAGGTTACTGGGTATAGCACATCATTTGTCAGCTTATCCTCAAGAATCGGGTAATTGAGGTTCTGCATGATGTCCCGCATTTGCAGGGCGATGCTGTTCTCATTGCTGCCGGGTTTGATTGTTGCCAGGGTTCCATTGAATTGAACCCGGAAATCTGACAAAGGCCACGTGATATCGCCCACTAAAACCTGTACCGCCTGGTTGTCGAACACATCATCGAACCAGGAATCGAATTCGCCGTTAAAGTTTTCAACCACCAACTCCCCGAGGGTAATTTGTGGGGACCCGTCGATTGTGATGGCCTGACTGATTTCGAGGTCCTGGCCGATCACGGGCAAATAGGGAGCAGTTGCAGGGCCACCCGCGTACGGCTTGTTCGACAGGTACCGCGTAACCGCGGTTCCGCCCGAAATGCAGTTGATGTTATACAGGGTGACCCGACGAGCCGAATCATCATCCAGCCAGTCGGAGTATTGCTGATCACTTATCATTGGTCAAGCCACCCATCGTTAGAAACCCATACTGCTTTGCCGTTTTGGCTTACTGCATCCGAGACACCCTGTACGACGGCTTCGGCGGTATTTTCCTGGGCCTTCGCGTTCTGGACAATCATGTCGGCCGTCTGGCGGTTCTGCTCGTCCCGGAGGGCCGCAAGCTGTGCCACCAAATCGGCGTTGCTGTCACGTAACGCCCTCAATTCTACCACAACACTGGCCATGTTTGCATCAGAATTTGCCGAGGCCTCGGGAACGGCAGATGCGATTTGGTGCGCAGTCACCGCCAGGTCGGCCAGGTAGACCACCTGATTATTCAGGGCATCCAGTTGCGATTGGGCCACCTCGATGCCGGTCTTGGCCCATTCCTCCGCATTTGCCGAATCCTGCTCCGCCATGTTATAATCCGCGGCATATCGGGCATCGCCTGCATTGAGCTTTTGCGACATTGTGAGGAATGCGTTCATGACCGATGCGTACGAAGATTGGGCCGACGCATCGCCCCCCATTGCCGCGCTCTTGGTTGCTTCGTACTGGCGGCGCAGTTCTTCATACTGCTGTTCAGGGGTCAGCGTGGACAGGCTGCTGGTGGCCAGGCCATCATGCGCCGATTTTGCCGAGTCACGGAACGACCCAAGGCCGGAAATCAGGTCGGTCAGGCTCTTTTTGCTGGCGTCCTGGGCATCCTTCAACTTCTGCGCCTGCGTAACCTGGTCAAACAGGGCGCGATTCGACGCATCCAGGGCGTTGCGCTGCTTCATCAATAGTTGGGTCGAGGTCATCGTCAACTGGTCCAGCTGGTCCTGCAGCTGCTGGCGCTCGTTGGCGGCGTCGGCCAGCGATTTAACCCCGTCTGCAGCCTGGCTGATTGCGGCATGAGTGGCCGCGAATGCATCGGACAGGGACATCAAATCGGCAAACTGTTTAGCCCCGGCATCAGTAAGGATAGCGCCGGAGTCGACCAGGCCGTTAACCAGGCCCGCAAATTTCTCGCGAGTGTCCACACCCTGATAACCCAGGGATGCCATTGCGGCATTGACCGCTTTCAGCGCCGGTTCCAGTTTCTGCGCTTCCGTCAGGTAATTCTGCGCATAGTTGGCCATGATCGTGCTGGCGCTGCTGGTACCGCCCAGGGCATCGAGCACCCGCTCCCTCGCTTTGGTGGTCTCAATCCCCGCCCCTTTAAACATGTCAGTAGCGGTCTTGCCCAGTGCCTGCGCGATGCCGTCAGTTGCCTTGAATTCGTCCGACAGGCGCTGCAGTGTGGTGGATGCCGTCTCCCCCGAACGGGTGAACTGGGCCAGGTTGGGGACCAGTTTACTGGCCATATCATCGGCCATCGTCGTGAAAAAGTCAGTGATGTTCTTCTGGTTGGTGGCCGCGTCGCTCGTCATTGCGATATCGAACGATTTGGAATAGCCAGCCAGTGCATTGGAGGTCACACCAATGTTCGATGCAAAGGAGGTGGAAGCCGTCTTCAATTGGCTGAGGCCCGCCGAGAAGCTGTTCACCACTGATGGATCAAGCGCGCTCTTGTCGGTCCCGTTTTTATCGCTACGGAACCAGCCACCATCCTGGTGCCAGTTGCTGTAGCCGGTGCCGGTGGTGCCCGACTCCGAAATCGTGCCGGAGATTCCTTGCGAAGTGACTTTTTTATCACCCATGCCGAAAGCACGGTTAAGGAGGCCGCCCACCGTACCGCCCAGGAACGCACCAATGGCCGCGCCGATTGGTCCCGCCACCACTGCGCCGATGCCGGTACCGATCGCGGTTCCCGCGTTTACCGTAGAGCGGGAGCCGTAATCACCCGAAATTGCGCCGCCCACCTTGATGCCGCCGAAGATACCCGCACCGATTCCCGCAGCCGATCCGGCCATTGAACCGGCAGTCAGGGCCGATCCCGTCCCCGCCATGCCAGCGCCGTTGTACAGGGCAGCCGCTTCACTTGCTTGAGCGGCCGACATACCCATACCCGAACCGAAGGCCGAAATCGAAGAGGAACCTACCATGTTGCCGAACCCGGACACCACGCCACCGATACTGCTTCCGATGCCAGCGAAGCCACCAGAAATGGCCTTGTAGGCGGTTGCCGCTGTATTGGCCGCTCCGATCAGTCCGGACGCCCCGGAAGTGCCTCCCGTGACTCCGGAGGCGGATGCAGCGCCTGGATTGAAGATGCTGGCGAATCCGTCCGCGATCGGCTGGATGACTGGCCGCAGGATCAGACGGGCGAATCCCATTTCGATGTCGTGTAACATCTTCTTCAAACCGTTGCCGCCGCCGTCGATAATGGCGTTCGCCAGGTCGTCCGCGATCTTTTCCGAAGAGCGCTTCCACTCGCGCTGCGCGTTCTGCGCGGCAGTCTTATTGGCTTTGTCGACATCCTCTTGGTTCAGGGCCTTGGCGATACGCTCGCGGGCATCACGCTCGTCTTCCAGGAATTTCAGGACCCGGGGAGAGTTTTCCAGTTCAGATTGGGTGGCCCCGTTCTTTTCCTGCTCGGCCATGAATTGCTTCTGCAGGGCAATTGCAGTGTCCAGGCGGGCGATGTTTTCCAGTTCGATCGTGTCACGGGTCTTTTCGCGATTGGCGTTAGCCTCCTCCAGCTTTTGAGCCTCGGCCGTGAGGCTGGAGATATACTTGTTCATCATGTCGGTGCTGGCCGAGGTCACGTTGAACGCATCGACCCGCTGCGAATTCACACCCTTGGATTCGATAGCATCCTGTTCCGCTTTCAGCAGTGCCAGTTTTTGCTGGTGCGCCTGGCGCTCGGCTGCAGTGAGGCCCGCCACGTGTATCATGGCCTCCTCGTAGGTCTGCTTCGACTGATTTTGCTCCAGTGAGTTGTTGAGCATGCGGCGGTCAAATTCCTCCTTGCCCATCGCACCGATTTTAAGCATGGTGGACAGGTCATCCTCGGTCGACTTCAACTTTACCTGGCGCAGCGATTCTTCGGCGGCCAGCCGCTGCGTGTACATCTGGCGATCGGCAGCCGTCATCGATCGGGTGGCCGATTCAATCTCTTCATTAATCTTGCGGATAGCGTCAGCTTGGGCCGTCTTCTGTGCGGCGAAATCCGGACCCGCTTCGGGCTTGAAGGACTCGGCCAGTTTCAGCCGATCCCGCAATTCCTGCACATGGTAAGCCGACGAACTGGCTTTGACAGCGTCCCATGACTTGGATTGCAATTCATTCGCGGCAGCGGCTTCTTTCTCCGCTGCAGTCAATTCCTTCTGCGCTTTGATGGCAGGGGTCAGCGCATCCAGTTGTTTTTGTACGCGCTCGACTGCGGGGTCCTTGCGGGTGAGGCCGGAAGCCAGGTATTCGGAAATTTGATCGCGCAGGCTCTGTGCCAGGGCCTCACCTTTCAGTTGCGAGTCGTTGGGCTTCTGCATCGCGGCCCACAACTTCGTCCAGGCATCCTTTTGCTCATTAATCAGCCGCGTCATGTTGCTGATATTTTCGACCTGTTTCGGCACTTTGGCCGCCAGTGCATCGGCCAGGGCCAGTTGTGCCTGCTGCACCTGTCCGGTTCGCTCCAGCGCTGCAATGTGTTCCAGTTGCGTGGCAGTGAGAAAGTGCATCGATTTATTCAGTTCCTCGGCCCCTTTCTGCGGGTCCTGGAACAGAGCGATCATTTTCGGGGTGACTTTATCGATATCTTCGCCGGAGGCCTTCGCGAAGTCCGAAATGAATTTTCCGATCTTGTTGATCGATTCGCCACCCACACGGCCCGAAGCCACCAGCGCAAGGACGATTTCATTTGCAGCGCCAATTGTCACCTCCTTGGTTTGGGTCATACTGTTGGCCAGGTTGGCCATATCGCTCCGGGTCATGCCAGCATAATTGCTGGTCATGGCCAATGCGTTGTTCATCTTGACCATTTGGTCGTGCCCCTGCGACGCCGCCACGGCGAACGCCGCCAACGTGCCGGTGACGGCCACGATGCCCAGTGCTAACGGGTTGAGCAGGAGTGAGAATGCGTTCGTGGCCCCTGCAATGACGAACAGTGCCGAGGCCATCCGCGTATAAGCGCCAATCATGATGTCGTGGGCCACGCGCAGCGATTCCATTTTGACCAGCGAGGAACCCATGCCAGCGCCGTGCGCGCCTTGGGCTTTGGTCGCCTCTTCGATCTGCTTGATCATGGCTTTCGTTTGCTCGGTAACCCCAAGCTCCGCCGCCTGATAAGCCAGCAATTGAGTGCGCGACATGCCCGCCGTGGTGGCTTGCTCGCGCAGCTTTTCAATGAATTGCGTTTGGCCGAGGGTCAGCTTGTCGAACGATGCGTTCGTCGACCGTGCGGCCGTGGCTACTTTCTCGGAGGATGATGCGAAGGATTGGCCCGCCTGGGTAGCGGCCTGGGCCGCACTGTTGGCGGCCCGTTCCGTGTCGCTGAATGCCTTTTGGCCTCGCTCCAGGCCGGATGCGTCAAAAACTACACCGATAGTTGCGAGGTCAATTGACATATTTTACTCTTTCTTCTGTGCGTCAATCCAGGCCTTGTCCAGGCTTAGGATTATTTCAATGTGCCACGGTTCGGGGTCTATCCTCATTAGTCTGAAATAGCTTTCCAATTCCGTGTACTTGATGGTTTCCAGCCCCATCGATTTGTTTCTAGTTCTTGCAGCCGCCAGGTACCACAACCAAACGTCTGTCAGAATGTCGGGAAACTCCACCGGGTTGATGCTTTCCGGGTAAATCCTCCCGGACATTCTGCTTGCTACTTCCAGGGTCTCGCGGAGCGTCTTTCCGTCCTCGCCAATTTTGCTAAGACGGAATTCATGCGCCGCGTACTCGATCAGACTTTCGGTTGCGGTTTGGAAAAATTTGCGATTTCAGCCGAGAATTCCAGGATTTGGTCCGCGAAGGGCGGGTAACGGCGCACCAACTCGTAAGCGTTATCCGGCGTGAACGGGAAGTCCTGGCCGTTGAACGGGATGTTACGGAAACCGCACAGACGCACGGCCGCGCCGCGCAGGCCCAGTTCGACATCTTCTTCGGTCATCAGCGCCGGACCTTGCTCGGATTGCTTCTTGCGCTTTTCCTGCCAATCTTTCAGGCGGAACTTGTTGCCCAGGCCCAGTTGCCATTTTTTGATGGTGGGGGAGTGGTCACCACGCACGCGCACCATGTAGCCGCATGGCTTGCCTTCATACATTAATTCCAACTCCACGCCCTCTTCCGACGTTTTCGGGGTGTCGATGGTAGCCAGGTCGAGGACAACAACCTTGGGGGTTTCGGCCTTGATGCCGTTCATAGCGTCAATGTCTTGCATGATATTTCCTTTTCGCGGGGTTTAACTTATTGCCGGTTCCGGCCCGCTGCTCCCGCGAAGGAGACAGCGGACACGGCCCGTGCACGGTGAAAGGGCCGAAGCCCCAAAACTTAGGTCGCTTGCGAATCGTGGATTTGCAGCGTGGTCTTTTCGGTGGCGGTACCTGCGCCGCCTGCAGCGTTCAGTTCCGCTTGGAACTTGTACGTGCGCTTGAAGCCGGTTTCAACGTCTTCCGGCGTCGAACTGTTGATGTTGACCGACGACATGGCGAAGGTGATGAAGTCAGCGTTTGCCGAGGAGTCGGCGGCCAGGGCCGACAGGATCGACAACACCGATTCATTCAGGAATGCCGTGTGGAACGTGCTGTCCTGGAAGTAGGCGGTGAACTGGCCCGACACCTTGACCTTGCCGGAGAAAACGTCCGGGCGGACCGTGGTGCCCACCACCGCATTGGCCATCGCGCCGGAACCGTCGATGGTGAAGGACAGGTCGGTTACGGTGGCCTGCGCCACGCCATTGACCAGCAGCGCACCCGAGGCAGCCACGCACGGCGAAGTGGTGGTTTCGACGGTAGGCGCCTGGAAGTAGGCGGCCACGCCGGAAGTCTGGTTCAGGCCCATCGCCGTGAAATCGATCTTGGCGTTGCCGGTGCCTGGCAGCGACAGGGCGGCCTGGGTGAATTTAACATCAGTGTTCAGTTCGGACACACCGGCATCGGGCATCCATTCTTCGACCGTGTAATAGGTCACCGTCTGGCCGGTGACGGGCGTGTAGGTGACCTTGCCGGGGATCGACGCGGTTGCAGCGGCGATCGGGCCTTCAGCCACCAGGGAGGAGCCGTCCAGGGTCAGGACGCTTAGGACCAAGGCGGTTGCGCCGACAATGAACAGGTTTTTGTTCAGGTTGGCGGCGTTGAATGCACCGGCCGTCAGGCGGGTCACCATGCCGACTTTGAAACCATCGGTCAGCCAGGAACCTGCGGCGCGGGTGATCGTGTAGGTGGGGCCAGCACCGGCCACCGTGATCGACGCGCCGGTAACGGCCGTGACGGCTGCGAAGTCGCGGCGCAGCAGTGCGCCCAGGGGGTCGCTGTAGGTGCCAGGGGACAGCAGGCCGGTCAGCTTGCCCGCGATCTGCTTCGCGCCGTGGCGGTTGGCAGTGATCTGTTGGGTCGAGGTGATTTCGGATTCGGTCGTGAAGGTGTCCTTCTGCATTTCGAAGACGGACGTTTCACGGCGCATGATCTGGCCACCAGCGGCGGCAGTTGCGGTAACACCGCGAGCGGTTTGGCGCTTGATCCGCGTTTGTTTAAAGACGCCTTGTGCATTTACGTTCGGCATATTTTGCTTTCATCTTATGCCCACACGATGGTAGGCGTTAATTAAACCCTTGCGGGCGCTTCACCTGTCAGCCGTTCACCTGAACGACGTACGGGATTGAAATCGGGATAGCCCACCTACTCTCGGACCTGAACCCGGAGGAAACTGAAATGGCGTCAATGACCTGGACCTTGAAACCATCCTGATTCATCGTAAGGACCGGTTTGAACCATTCTTTGACCACACCCGCCTGGGTCTCGGCATCGGCTGCACCGTCCCCCAGGGGGTACATCAAGGTGACCTGGAAGATTCCGCGAAGGATGGTCATCTTCCGCGACATTTCCGGCTTCTCGTCAGCTGCCCGCAGGATAGCGCAATACTGGTAAGGAACGCCATCGACGGGGGTGAAGTCGAACGCTTCGTAGGCGATGGCTATATTAGTAGCCATCGCTGCCAAGCGCGTCTCGAAGGCCCTCCGGATAGCGGTTTCTGCGGAAATGGTCATTGGATTTGGGCCGCCAGCCTGGTGATGGTCTGCATGAACTCCATAGCCGCCAGCCGGGACACACCTGCCGGGGCCTGTTGTGACCAATGTTCATACTCGATCCGCTTGGCGTACGGCATTGAATTGGTGAGGTACAGCTTGCCCTGGATTTTCCAACTGTTAACCACGCCTTGACCACGGCCCAGGGCATCTTTGCCGCTTGCATCAGGTTGGGCGCTGGTGTCGGTGTTGATCAGACCTACTCCCACCTGCCAGTTGGCTTTGAACCGACCACCCACATAGCCTGGCGGGGCCGAAGCAGGATTCTTCCAAATCGCAGGGTTACCTACGGGGCTTCGTTCAACCAGTTTGCCAAGAACGTCCATGGCGCAAGCCGCCACCAGGCGGTCGCCTTTGGATTGGGCTTTGCGGAGAATCTTTGCGAAGTCCTCTTGGAATTTGGCGTTGTCGACCGTCATACCCGCGCCTGGACTTCGTATAGGACCGTTTGACCTGCGGGACGGGTGGCCATCACGTGCTGGACTTTGAATTTTCGGCCGTCCTCCAGGGACAGTTGATCACCGTGAAGCGGTTCGGTGATGCCTACGGGGGAGAGGTACACCTTGATGTCGGTGGCCAGCACGCTGGTCCCATTTACCTCGTGCGAGGCGTACGACATTTCGAAACCTTGCGTGGTTTGCGTGGTGGTACTGGATGGAGCCGCGCCGCCGATGGCCGGATCGTAATCCCGCTTACCTTTGCTAACAATGGTTACCTTTTGACCGAACTCGGTAAAAAGGTCATCGGCAATTTGTGCCACATCATTGTAAAGGGCGTTCGACATTTAGGGGGAACCATTCTGGTCAAGGGTTCCCCGCAGTATACCACAGGGGGCGGGCGGCGTCTAGAGTTTGTAGTTCAGCACCGGCCAATCTTTAACGAGTTTCCGCCCCGGCCGAAGAACTTTTGCACCATGGCGTCGATAAATGGGTAACGCTTTGCCAAAGGGCTGGTTTTGTCGTAGTCGATCCGGATTGGGCCGATCTGCTTGCGCACCACACCCTGGGTTAGGTCGGCCCGCAGGGGGCCGGAAATCGAACGCAGGGCCAGTTCGCAGCAGGCCGCCTTGACTTCCTTCGGGATCACATTGAACTGGATGATTTCATCGCACAGGACAATTCCCTGGCGCGGCCAGTCCAGGGCTTGGGTGAATTGCGCCCGCAAGCCCATCCATTCGTCGTGGTATTCTTGCTGCATGTACATGGTGGCGCGGCGGAGGTGTACCTCCTTGCCATCATCGTCCAGGTTGGACCAGGCATCATTACCCATCGATAAGTGGTAGGCGTCGGCGTCATCGATCGAGCAAAGCGATTCGGCGTTGGCCAGCCCCGCGCCGGTTTCAACGATCAGGCTCATTGGGACAGGCCTTTCTGGATTTTGATATAGATGGTGCGCTCCGCAGTGCGGCCGCCAGTGGTGGTAATACGGTTGGTAACGGCTGCGGTTTTGCCGTCGATGCCGCCCCCGACCCACACCACCGCCTTTGTGTAAGTATGTGACTCGGACGCCACAACCGCCTGGCTGGTCGCATCGGTAACATTGCTTACCGAGGTAGCGATCGTATCCGAAATCGACGCCAGCCAATCGGTCCAGTCGAATGGATAGTCGAGGACATCATTGGGGCCTTTGGGGATAATGGCGTGGCCTTTGGAGTCATAGGTGTAGGTGGCTGCAGTCATGATTGCCTTTAGGAATTCAACCCGCGATTTTCAGCGGTGATTATCGCACGGCGGTCTTGCGCTGTCAATGCGAGGGTTCGTTCCTGTGCCTTTACCAAGAGGGTCCGGGCCAGGGAGGAGTGGACATTGTCATAGTTGGTTTTGCCTACCAGGAACCCCGCCACGGCCTCCACCAATACAGCGGTTTCGCCCATCATTGCGGTAGTGGCCAGGGTCGTTACCAGGTTTTCGGCCGCTGCCGACGATTCTGCCATCGCGGCCATTGTCGACATCGATCCGATAGCGCTGTCCAGGGCAGCCACGGCCTCGGCAAGGTTCACCGAGAACGTGCCGGAACCGGTTGCCTGGTCGGCGGCGGCCAGGCTCTCCGATTGGAGGATTTGGGATGCTCCCAGGCTGTATGACTGGTCCGCCGCGTTCAGGCCGTCGACGAGGTTAACGGAGGCCAAGAGAGAGGGCGAGGAACTATCCAGGCTATTCAAGTATTCGGCCAGGTTCGCGATACCAAGGAGAATACCAAGGGAGGCCTCGGCGGCGTATCCGGACTCCGCAAGTGCAGCCGAGAATGCGCCAGTGGCCAGGATTGATTCAATGGCGGCCAGGCTCTCGGCCACCTGGATGCTGGCCCCGGCCGAGTTGGCTTGCACTTCTGCGGCGGCCAGGGTATCGCTGGCGCTGGCTGTCGTGGAGTTGACAGGGGTACCGGCGTCGACGGCCGCCCCGGACTCGGTTTGGGCGGCCGTGGTGGAGTTGGAACCGGATTGCGATTCCAGGCCATTAGCCAGTTCGGCTTGTGCGGCCGTAGTGGAGTTGGAACCCGCCACCTGGTCAGCGGCGTTGGATGCGTCGACCACATTCAAGGTACCGCCAACCGACGAAGCTGAAGATTCGGCTGCGCCCCCGGTCTCCGCCTGGCTGGTGCTGGTATTGTTGGCGGAGGACTGGGAATCCAGGGCCGCGCCGGTCTCGGTTTGGGCGGCCGTGCGCGTATCCACGGAATCAAGGGAATCGGCCGCCGCGCCGGTCTCGGCTTGAGTTGCCGCCCGGGTATCGATGGAGTTTTGCGAGTCGGCCGCCGCGCCGGTCTCGGCTTGGGATGCAGAGCGCGTGTCGGCGGAGTCGGCGGATTCGGCGGCCGAACCGGTTTCGACCTGCACGGCCGTGCGGTTCTGGACAGCCCCGTTACTGTCGAGCGCGGCCCCCGCCTCGGTCAGCATCGCGGCCGTGTTCCAGGAAGCCAGGCGCGAGTCCACCGCGTTACCGGTCTCCGACATCGCACCGGCCGATGTGACCATGACTGCGCAGGATTCAAGAGCGGCGAGCGTTTCGGAGTAGGTTACGGCGTAAGGACCTGTAGGGGCGCTGGCCTTGACGATGAAGCGTTTTTTCCTGAAGATTTGCCAAGGGTTGTCGCTTAAACTTTTAACTTCATCCTTGGACAGAGCGCGGGTCCATGCAGCGAAATAAAAAACCGTTCCCGGCTGGCCTGCTACACCGTCATTATTGTCGCCCCCGAAAATACGAGTACGAGCATAATCACCGCCATACAAAATTTTATTATTTGACCAGGAGGACTGGGCGGTTTGCACGCCGTCCCGGTACAGTGTGAATCCGGAAGGGACAACCACACCGGTACAGGACCTGAACGAAGCGGACAGCGGGTTGGATTCTTGGGTGTAGAAACGCACCCCTGTTGAATCGCACGCGAATACCCCCAAATAACCATAAGCGCTGCCCAGAGCCACACCGGTATAACCGCCCTCGCCACCAAATCCGGCCAACTCCAACCCTGAACCCGCACTCCATCCACTGAGCGGAAAATCGCCTGCAAGATGGATTGTCAAGGGGGGTTGCGGGGAAGTAGTAAGGTCCGCCTCAATTGGCGTTCGGTCGGAAATCAGCCCCGAAGCATCGGGTGTGCTGTGATACATGCCTACCCCATAAGGACCCGGTTTATCTAAGGTCAAAGTGGAGTTCTGGTTTGCTACGTAATAATTCTTATTCCTGAATTTTAAGATATCGCCCTTGATCCCAGGGCCAGTCCAGATGCAGCTAATCATCCCCCTTGTGATGGGATTGCTCCAATCGATGTCGGGGGTTTGGTCCTGGGGTTGAAGATATCTCATTGCGCGGCGTCAGATGGTGGTTGCTTCTTGACCGTACGCTTCTACGGTGATGCTGTTACCGCCGCCGTTTTGAATGGTAGCATTGGCGAACATATCTTCCAAACCGTAAGTGAAGTAAATGTCATTCTGGCTCGATGCTACCACATCGCCAGCCGCGGAATATTGCTTATATTTCTTGCCGGTGGCATCGCCGGAGAAAAACGTAACAACAGGGGCGGAAGCTGGCGGCGACGAGCCGTTGGTGATTCGAATGCAGAGCTTACCGCCATACGCGGTGGACAGGTTCCACTCAGCGACGTTGACCGATGCCCCCGCCGCCAGGGTTTGCGACGCTAGCAGCTGTCTTGGGGTTTTAGTGGCGGCCATTAAATATCGCTCCCATCAAAATTGAAGATCATGCCGACGACTTCGGCATCGGTGATTGGCCAGGGTTCTTTACCAAGGGCGCACAATTGGTCGGCCTGGGCCTGGGTCAGGACGGCGGGGACCATAGCCTGGATGGATGCCTGGACCAGCGGCTTTGCGATCTGCAGGCGGCCATCGGTCACGAGCGGTTTCACATACCGGTAGGCGGCCGCATTGTTGATCGTATCAAGGAACGCGTTTCCGACGTCAATGCCGAGGACTTCCAGGACGGTACCATTACCGATGATCGCGGATGATGGGCGCGTGCGGCAACTCGAAATCAGGGTGGCGATTGGATGGGTCACGCGTGCCTCCGGGTCCGCAATGGAAGCGGCGCACATGGCCTCTTCATTCGGGGTCATTGCGCGCTGCATCGCGCCTTCAATCGCTGCCTTCTGATTCGGGGTCATGGTAGTCCTTCTGAATTCTTAGGGCCGCACGGAGGCGGCCCGGGGTTTACTACGCGGCCACGGCCGCCTCGATTTCGTCTTCGGTGAAGGTGCGCGAGTGTTTCTCGCCATCCGGACCATCGAATTCGACTTCGTACACCACATCGGAATCCACGATATGTGCGTCGGTAATCACGCCGGAGATTGGCGTGATCTTCTGCACAACCGCTTCACCCTTCTTGTATTTCAAGCCCATGTTGCTTCTCCTTAGACGCCGAGACTGTACGAGACAGTGATAACGTCGGTGTTGGCCACCACCTTGTCACCGCCCTGGAACAGGCCAGCGCTGAACAAGATGCCGGTGGTGCCGTCCTTGGTTGCGACGGTCGACAAGAAAGCGCCCTTGAGTGTACCAGCCGACGTAATGTTGAACGTGCAGCCGACACCGGACAGGGCTTTGCTCTTGGCGGCCGCCGCCGACCAAACAGCGGACGGTCGGGAACCTTGGCTGTAGGTGGGTGCATTGGTAGCGCCCGCTTCCGTCCAGGTGGGGTGCGAGGACATCGTATCGCCAATCACCGGCACGCCGGTATAACTGACGGCCGATATCACGCCCAGGTAGAATGCACCGGTATACGCGGAACCCGCGAAATACTTGTCCAGCATGTCATTTGCGCCGACCGTGGTGACAACATTGTGGAAAGTGTCGGTCCACTTGATGTTGCCGTCTTTATCGCGGCACACGGCGGTGAACACGCCCGCTGCCTGCATCTGTTCCGTCATGCCGACCGGGAACAGGGTAGCCAAGGTCGCCACCATGAGCGCCTTGACCTTTTCGAGAAAACCCCGCATATTTGACTCCGTATAGAGTTTGGAGATTACTGGGCCGAAGCGCCAGCGTCGGATTTGCTCTTGCCCTTGGGGGGCTTGGCGGGGGCAGGGTCGACGATTTCGACATGGAAGTCGGGATCGAATTGGTCGTCATCGATCATCACGAAATCGCCTTGATCGTCGCCCCAGGGTTGAACTTTTTTCATATCTTGCTCCGTAAATTTAATTGGAATTGCGAGGAGGCGGGGACCGAAGTCCCCGCCAGGTTCACTGCAGGTGATTAGCCGAGCAGCACGCCGCCCAAGTGCGGGTTCGGCGCGGCGACGCCCCAGGCCAGGTTGACTTCGTAACGCACCTGGCGCTTCTGGCGGTAAACCGCGAACTCGAAGGTGATGCCGGAGACCGGATCGGTGACGTACATGATGTCGTCGGCCGAGTCACCACCTTCGGGCATGGCGGGGGCGCGGGTGGCCAGCTGGATGGCTGCGCGGTTGAAGAACGCATTGCGCGGGGCGGCGGCCACGATGGTGATGCCCTGGGCCGAGGCAGGCAGGGCTTGCATCAGGCCGGGTGCCGCCAGCTTGATGGTACCGCCCGCCGACACGTTGCCGTTGCCGACTTCGATCATGTACATGTTCGTGTCGCCAGCGAACTTGATCAGGTCGCCCGCCACGACCGTACCCGTACCAGCAGCAGCCAGCGTGATGGTACGGGTGCCTTTGGCGTAGCCTGCGGCATTGGTCGTGGCGGTCGCGCCGGTACCGGCCACGGGGGTCACGATCTGTGCCGATTCATGCAGGTCAAAGCCCTGGACGCGGGCGATGATGCCGTTGCGCAGCAGGTCTTCCGAATTGGCTTCGTTGACCTTGAACAGGACGGACTGTTTGCCCGCCATGTTGGCCATCGCGCCAGTACCCAGGACCAGGTGGTTGTCACCGGTGGGTGCACCGTTGTCCTTGAGGATTTTCATCGGTTGGGCGAAGTCGGACAGGTCGCCCGCCGTGCCGAAGGGGACGGTGCCGGGGGTGCCGTAGCCACGGGACAGCTTGTTGGCCATTGCGGCCAGGTCGCCTTCCATTTCGTTGCACAGCGTGCGCAAAGCCTGCGTGATGCGCTGCTCGTTGATGTTGCCGTAGGTGCCCGCGTTTTGCAGTGCGCGGGTTTCCTCGCCGGTAATGCCGAACGGTACCGAGCGTGCTTTGGTGATGGTCATCTGCACGTTGTCGATGGTCTGGTTCGGCGTATCGGCGGCGTAGGGCGCGGGGGCCAGGTCTTCAGCCGTCATCACGCCGACGACTGGCGACATCACGGTCTGGCCCACGGCTGCCTGTTCGGCGCGGGAGTCACGGGAAACTGCGGGGATGAAACCGACACGCTCGCGGGCGACGACGTTCATCGCGTTGTAGATGGTCGGGATCAGGCCGGTGAGAGTAAGAGCGCCCATTTGTTACCTTTCAAAGTGGATAGGATTTTGTTACGTTTAACTGCTTAGTCCGTAACGACGGTCCCGCCCTTGATTTCCGAAGCTTTGGACTGCGGATCAAGAGCGTCGAACTGCGCACGTGTGATGGAACGTTTGCCGCCGCCTGCCGCGACACTGGAACTTGCACCCGAACCACTTGCACCCGAACCCTTGAGGATATGATCCTTGTGGGGGTACTGGTCCACCAGCATGCCGATGGCTTCATCGAAATCAGCATATACGCCAGGGTTCGCCTGCGAATACAGCTTGTTGCCGTTCGCGTCTTTGGCCACCACCTTGCCGTCTTCCAGCGTGAAGTGTTTGCCAAAGCGTGCTTCCGCCAAGTCGGCCGGGATGGCCATCTTCTCGGCGATGAACTTGGAACGGGTGAACGCGCCGCCGACCTTCTCGGCGAACAGCTGATTCTCCAGGGCTTGCGCCCGGGTGGTCACATCGCTCAGCTTGGTTTCGAAACTTTTGCCGATTTCGTTGCGGACGCGATCGATTTCCCCGGCGTCGATCAACTTTTTCTGATCGATCTTGGACAGCGTATCCAAGGCTGCCAGGGCGGCGGCTGGATCGGTGATGCCGGTGTAAGCGGCCAGCTTGCCTTCTGCAGCTTCCTTGGCTTCGCGGTGCGTTTTCGCCTCGCGGTTCAAGTTGGCGATGGTGTTGGTGGTGCCGACCACATCGAAGGCGACTTCGGTGCCGTCATCCTTGATATAGACAGGTTTGCCATCTTGCAGTACAACATTGCCGTTCGCGTCGAGTTTCAGTTTCATGGTAGTACTTTCCGGCCATCCAGCCTTAGTTTGCGGGGAGGGTCATCCGACCCAATATGCGCTGTCCGACATCCATCGGGGTCAGCTTCGGTACCTTCCATGCCATTCCTGCCGCACGGGAGGTACTTTCCTTGCGCTCTGATAAGCCCTCGGCTATATCAGTAGCTTCGCGATTACAGACCGGCCTTCCTGAACGCGCCTGGATACTTGGCGCGCAGTTGAAGCAGGGTCATATATTCGCCTCTGTTCGTGTACATTTTCTCGGGGGCTAGCTTACCCTCACGCAGCAGCTTGCCCCGAACTGGCCCCAACACCTCGTCCTGGCGTTCGGCCGATTGCTTCGACAGCCACTCATTATAGGTAGTTTGCCGTGGTACCTGGCCATCCATACTGGCGCGGGTGCCTTCGAGGAAATCGGATTCGTTGATGCCGTCGACGCCGAGCAGTTCGGACCAGCTTTTAAGTACCGGCACTGAACAAGATCGGCAATTGTAATGCAACTCGCCGGGTCCCGCAAGCCACGGCACATCGTGCCCGATGGGCGTATGGTCATCAACAGTGTATAGCAGATGATCACGAATGCGGCAAAGGCTAGTGGTCTTGTTATCCAGCGTGGAAGACCACATTTCCCCATCAAGCACATCGGCGTTCTCCTTGTGCACAGCGTCGCGGGTGACGGCGGCCGTGTGGGCGATGGCAGTCTGCACGATCGATTGCAGGTTGCGGCGGTCAATCTCGGTCACACCATCGGCGTAGTGCGAGGACTTGGTGCCGCGCAGTTCGCGGACGATGGCGCTGGACGTCTTGCCTTCAACATACCCGTGGGCGATGGCGCGCTCGACGCGCTGCGCACGGGCCGCCGACAGCCCTTCCAGGGCCGAGGACAGCAGCGCGCCCTGGAAGGGCTTGGCCATCGCGGCCGCATATACCTGATCTACCGAGACACTGGCGACGTTGAATTCGAAGGGGAAGGCATGTTCCAGCGACATCTTTTGGTACTGCGATTCGAATTCGGTAAAGTCGCGCAATTCTTTGGTCAGTTCCTTCGACACCTGGGCGTAGGCCGAGGCATTCGTAGCGCGGAACGAACCCAACATAGCCTGCAGGCGTTGGACGGTGAACTGTTCGGGCGACATCGACTCCAGGGCCGAGGACAGCTGTGCAAACATATCCGCATCCACGGCGTTCAAGATGGATACCATCTGGCGAACGACATGGTTCGAGTACTTTTGTAACTCGATTTGGTGGCGGATGGCTTCGTCGAGCAAAGCCTCGTTTGCGGTCTTAGGCATTACAGGGCGTCGTCAGGGTTGGCGGGGTCGAGCGTGGTTTTGGCGGAAGGCGCGTCACCACCAGCGGGCGGTGTGCCCAGTGCTGGACCCTGGGTGTCAATTCGATCCTTCTCTTCGGTCCACTTGACATCTGGGCCGATAATGCCCCGGCGTTGTGCTTCCTCAAACAGGGTCTCGTCGGACAGCTTGCCTGCCATGTTCATCTTGAGCAGCAGGTCGGCGGTCGCCTCGGCCAGGCTCGCAGCACCGAAGTCTTTGTAGATGGTAACGTGGCCGCCTTCGGCCTCACCTACCCACTCGGCCATGATCTGCAAAGCGTTATCGATGCAATCTTCCAGGTCTGAGGCCACCCGCTGGAGTACGCAGGTGCTTTGCTCGTTATCTGCTTCCGTCTGGGCGACGGTCGTGCCGCCAGGGGTGATAATCAGCAGTTCAGCGCCAGCCTGGCGCATTTGATCTTCCAGGGCCAGCAGGGAGTCCGCACCCGCCTTGATGGCCGCGCCGGAATGCTCGACGTACTCCAGGGTGGAGTCCAGGGGGAGCTTTACGGCCGCTGCCGCACCGATGGTCAGCTTCCATTTGTCGTCTTCGATGCCGGTGACCGCCAGGATGGGCACGCGGGCCACGTGGAGCAGGGTGTCCTGGTCGCTCTGCGAATTCCAATGCTTCCGGTTCATGTGCGCCATTTCCAGCAGCGGGGGCACGGCGTTCATGAAGCCTTTGCGCTTGCCATAGGCGGGGGAGAATGGTACACCCTGGTAGCTGGTGGTGCCTTGATCAACGATCTTCCACACCTTTTTCCCATCAGGGCCAACTTCGTTGCTTTCACGCCACACCGACCACACGCCAGGCTCCAGAACGCGCACCTGCTCAACCTGGACCTCGTTGAAGTCACCCGCGTCATCGTTCACAATCTCCAGGATGCGCAGTTGGGTCAGGACATCACTGCCATTGACCCGCGTATGCTTCCATCCGAGGATGTTTTGCGGGTGAATCTGGATGAAGTAAGGGCGCACCCCGGCTGCGGCTTCCTCGGCGACAGTGCGGGGCGGTTTGCCATCTTCGGTCTTGGTGACGGGGAAATCGACCAGGATGCCGCCGATGCCGAAGGCCAGGACCTCTTCCAGCATTGACCCGCCAAAGGCGTGCAGGTTGCGGCCGGACAGGTCGATGTCCTCGGTCCATTCCTGGATGCGGGAGGGGACATCGTCACCCAAGGTAATGGGCTTGGAGAATGGCTTACCTGCCAGGACCTCGATGGTACGGCCGAAGGCGGGAAACAGAGTCGCGGCCTTGAGGCGCGCATCGTAGGATTCCTGGTCCTCGTTCGGCCAGCGGGTCAGGAAGGCAGGGCCTGCGGCCCGCATGCCGGAGGTGCCGCCCAACAAAGCGCAAATGAGGCCCCAATCCTGGGCCATCGCTTCGACTGCTTTGCTTTTATCGCGGACTGACATTAGTTTTGTTCCTTTATGCCCTGTAATTCTCAACCTGGGCGATTCTCTTGGCGATCGGCCATTCAACATCTACGCAGTAACCGATGGCAGTGGTGATGTGTTGGTACTTGTTCTTCTGGTCCTCTTGGAAGGTTGACCCCTCCTTTACTTGGACCGTCGACAGACCCTTATCGCACCACTTGGCGGTGACCGGGTTCACGAATAGTGTTCTAACCCCGTCCGCCGTGCATGTCATCGCCCTTACTGCATTTTGTCTGTCCTTGATTGAGGGTGCTGCGGGTTTCACTTTGCGTGTAAAAGTCCAGCCATTAGACCTCAAGACGGCCTCGATGTCAAGATAGTCCGATGCGTGCCCATGTTTCTCACCCGCCCTGCCTGCAGGGTCCCCATATATCAGGACATGTTTGTTTTTATGGTCTTTGAATTTATCTACAAATTCCACGGCGGACTGTTTGGAAATGGCGCTGGTCAGTACGATTTCATCCAGCAGGAACAGTTTATCGTCCCGGCGTACGCCCACGGCCGAGGACAGCGGCGTGAAGTTTTGATCATGCATCCAGAGCAGTTGCTCATGGGGCTGGATGGTCTCTTTGGTATGATTGTCTTTAGAATAGTCCTCGTAAATGCGGCCGCTGACCCCTTCAAAGGTAGCCTCGTATTCTTGCCTGTACTGTTTGGCCGACATCTGACGCTTGGCCGCCTCGATGGTCCGGGCCGGTAGGATTTCGCTGGACTTCCAGGCGAACAGCCCCCAATCGGGATCGCCGGAGGTCTCGGCGTACTTGGCCATGTCGTAGTAGTGGTTCAGACCATCAGGCACACCGATCAGCCAGCACCAGGCCAGGTAATCCGGCCGCGTCGGGTTGAACGTGTCCAGGGCAGGGCGGATATTTGCTTCCCATGCCTCGGCCTTGATGTCGGCAATCTCATCGATCACGCCGCCTGTCCACAAAATGCCCTCGATCCGCTCCGGGCGGTCTAGGCCGATCAGGTGGATTTCGGTACCGTTGTTCAGGTAGATAATCAGGTCGGTCTCGGACGGCTGCTTGTCCTGCAGGGACATCAGGGTCAGCAACTTCATGTCGGACCAGTAAATCTTTTTCACCTGGTCGCGGGTGGGGGCCGCGATGAAGTATTTTTCGCCCGCGTTCTTCATGGCAGTCTTGGCCACGAACCGCTTGGCGCGCTCGGTCTTACCGGATCGGCGGCCCGCAGGGACCACCGGGAAGCGGATGCCGTTGGCTACGGCCTGGATAAGGCGGGTCTGGACATCGTGGTCGATGAGCTTGTACCACCGGGCCAATTCACGCTTGGTGGCGAGACCTAACTCCACTTACGAACCCCCGTGCACCCGACCGCGAGTGTACCACTGGTAGGCAGCGTGGTTGACGATCCCGCCACAAATACGGCAGCGATACTCACGGCGGATAGGGCCATCAAGTAGCACAACGTCGAAGTCATGGCGAATGCAGGATTCGAGGTCTTCATGATTCTTTCGTATCTTCTTCATGACCTCCCGCACTTCTTCCGGTGATTCCCACAGGGCTTCCGTAAGGCTTTTGGCGAGGTCGGTCATGATAGCTAATTCGGTAGTTGGTCCGCGATTTGACTTAACAGGGCGGTTTGGTCGATCGGTTCGGACGGGGTTGTGCCGCCCCGGTTTGGGTTGTAGTCAGCCGGGGCAATGCAGGAGGAGCGCCACCGGTAATGATGGGCCAGTTCTTTGGCTTTAGCCAGTTGGAACGGGTCGCGGGCGGTCGCCACCAACTCCTCGGCCCGCTCGTCCCACGTACGGACGGCCGCCAGGCGCGCTTCGCGGGACCGCTCGGCAACGGCCGCATCGCTGGCGATCCACCGGATCAGCGTCGGCAGCGACACACCGATGATGGTTGAAATGCCGGTCAGCGTATTGCCCGCCAAAATCTGGTCCACCAAATTCTCGACCCCGAATGCGACGCACTTGCCCATTGCGGTCTCGCGGGGGTCAGGCTCGGCCACCTTGGCGACAGAACGTTTGGACGCGGCCTTGGCTTTAGCCTTTGGCGCAGGTTTTTTGTCTTTGGGAGTTGGCATTATCGCGGGGTCGGTAGTTACCTGGCCATCCAACCAGGAATCAAGGCCCGAGTAAACCACACCATGGGCAGTTGGGTCAAGGCAAGGATCGCCACATTTGACCGCCGACCATCGGGCGTATGCGCTTGCGCGAGGACCTTCAAAGGCAAGACCGCCGCACTCTCCGCCACCTGCCCGCGCCCCTCCCCCACCTGTATATACAGCCCCGGTTTACGCGTAAGCGCCCGAAAAGCCTACCACCCTTGACAACCTCCTCTCCGTTAGCACACGTTAGGGGTGGAGTGGGTTGCATTTTGTGTAGTGCGCGTGTAGGTGTGACAGTCTGAGGGCTATTTTGTGTATATCGATATACACGGCCCAAGCTTCAAGGGAAGTACCGTCCTTACGGGCGTTCTTTGGAGTCGAATATTTCGTGTGTAGTCGTGTACCCCTCTCCGGCGCTAATGTGTCGCTGCAGCGACAGGTTCGTCCCCCTTACGCGTAAATGAAGACCACACAGAGGGCAAGAAGCCCCGTAAGGACGGGCGTTCTTCCGTGTATATATGCGTGTATATAGGCCTGTTACGCCTGTTACATGAACGGGGGATAAAATTCGGCCCGCCGAGGTCGTGGAAACCTGGGCGGGCCGCAAGATCAGCGTTGGAGACACCGAATGAAGGCCCCCATTAGACCACGGCCGGTTCTCCGTGGCAATTAGGCTTTATCAGGGAATGCCTACGACATCACAACATCCAAGCCTGGGCTTGCTTATCGAACCCATTCCGGCCGGCATCCGACACGCCACGAGCCTGTACCGGTGTCTGTCAATTGTGCCTGGCCGCCGCAAAACGGGCACGGCAGCAGTTCATTTGCTTGGTGGTGATTCATGGTTGTCCTTTCGATAGGGCTGGCACGTTTGGATAGATGCCCATCATTTTTTCAACCTCGCAGGAGAAGTTCTGAAAGACTGCATTTGGGTCAATCTGGTTCAAATCCCATCCGTAAAGGTCGTTTTCGCAGAGCGCCGCCGCTTCGCCCTTGCACGCTTCCGCGTATTGCGCTGGCATTTTCGTGCCGTTAGACAGCAAGAAGGCACGTATAAAGCAGTCGCGCAGATCGCGGAAAGTAACGCCCTTGACTTCCGTGCGCCCGCGTTCACCTGTGTCGGTGTGAGGCTGGCCCGTGTAAGGCCTGTTCCGCTGCATGTTGTGGTCGTTCCAGCCCATGTCATGCGCGATCTGGTCGAATAGTTGCTCGGCGCTCACAGCGGCTTCTCCGAATTAGCAGGGGCGAGCATGGCGGCGATGGCCTCGTGAACGTCATCCGACAGATAGCCCTCGCCCTCGATATGGTGCGCCTCACCGTCGATCCCAGACCACTCCACCCAGCCCGACCCACGCTCGATGCATATCCGGATTTCAAAGCCATCTGGCATGTCCTTCGCAGCAAGCGTGAGAGCGTCATGTAACGCGCCGGCCACCCCCGCATCCTGCCCATCCGCCCCAGTGGCAGGCTGTACTGGCGCAGCTTGGGCGGCAGGGAATGGCCCCGGCTCGCCGTCTTCCAATGCTGCCTGCCAAACCATGAAGAACGCAGGTTTCAGGTCGTCGGGCAATGCACGGCCAGTCCACCATGCCTCAAAGCCTAACTTCGGCGTCTCGGCTGGCGCACCAGCAGCGATGGTAGGCATTGCGCCGGAAACTGAGGGAACGAACTCCCACAAGCCATCAGGCCGCGGTTTGATAGGCCATGCAATGCCTTGGTCATTGAGTGACAGGACCGCGCCATCAGTGCCTGCCGGGGTGGCAGCGCGGGCGGCTTGCCATCCATCCCAAAATAAGCACCAATCGCGGCTGCCGACGGGCTGTTGGGTGTAGTCGAATGCCGTCCGCGTATATTCTTGCTCGACGTGCCTGCGCTCTGCGTCAGCGCCAGGGGCGCGGCTGTTGTTCATTGTGCGTCCTTAAAGTCGTTGTGTAGGTGCGTTGGGATCGATCTTTGCCAGATCGTCCATTGTTCGATTAAATGCTTCGCGGTGAATCGCGGCCTGGGGGCGGATAACTTCGCCAAGCGAACTACCGCAATCAAGCCCGGCCAGGGTTTGCTGATAAGCGATGTAGTGGCCACGTGCTTTAAGTTTCAATCGGCTGATGGCAAACATCACGCCCCCTTATTGGTGTCGGTTGGCTGCGGGGCGGAGGGCAAGGGCATCCAGTGAGAGACAATAAAGCGCAATTCTTCTTCGCTGTTCTGTGCCAGCCATTCACGGCCCGTAAGCGATCCTAGAGGCACATGCGTGTCGCCAGTGAAGATGCCGGCCACTGAATAGCAAATCGCATCGCCACGTTTTCCGAACACCAGCACATCTGTTTCGACTTCCGGCAGGCTATTGTTGACGCTAAACCATTCCGGCACCACCCCTTGTGCATCTTTTGGTGCTGCTGGAGATGGGGAGGCGATGCCATCAACAATTCGGGCCATTGACATCGCCTCGGCCTGCCGCTGTTCGCATCGGTCCTGCTCTATCGTGTTAGTGGAGCGATATTCTTCACTGTCGAAGATTCCATAAAGCTCGCTAAGTGTGGCAAAATCCGAAATGCCATCGGGCACGATATGCCGATTTAAGACTGCAACAGCCTTGCGGCACATGGATTCCCAAGCGCTGTGAATTTTGGTCGGCACTGCCTGTGCAGCAGCGACCGGAACGGCAAGTTTATAGGCCTCATAAGCAGTTGGGCGCAATTCGTCTTCGTTCATGGTAAAGGCAATCGCGTAGAGGGCAGAGCGCAACTTCCCGATGTAATCGGACGGTGCAGCAGCGACCGGATGAGGCGCGGTGAATATCGGCTTCGCATTACGTTCGACCCACCGAAGCACAGCGGCAGCTTTTTGGGCGGCGGTACGGCGGTCATCACAGCCAATGATGATTGCTAATTCATTGAGCAAAACCTGATATTTGACGCTATTCCTATCCACGCTAGTAGCGCTGGCAGGAGTGGTTCCCCGCGCACATTCAACCGCTTCCTGGTGAAACTGCCAGACCTTCCGGTGGCGGCGGGCGTGGCCTTCGTTAACCCGTTGGGTGTGGCCACCCGGGCGCAAGTCCCCTGCCTTGGCGGCCCGCTCCAGGAATTTTTCTTCCAGCTTGCGATTGCTCGCGGCCTGGGATGCGTGCCAGTCAACTAGTGATTGGTAGTCCATGGATGTTCTTTCGTTGGTTTACATCGAACAGGCGGCCCGCTGCGATCTGCTCGTCGGTCACGGGCCGGACTTCAAACACTGTCTTGCCGCGCACACTGTTCATGACACGGGCCTTGTTGTGCGCTTCCCGCGCCAGGTATTTGGAATCCTCGTAAACAAAGGCTTTGCGCCCGTGGCGGGCGATGATGCCAGTTTCTACGTAGATGACGGCTAGCTTGCCCATGATATCCTTTCTAGGTATTCCCGGCTGCACGGGAGGTACTTTCCTGGCCTTCGGACGGTTCAGCACGGGCTTGTATAGCCTAGGACCATCCGAAGGCCTCGGAGACGTTAAACGCTTAGACTACCACTGAACCACTTCCACCACCTGGGTGCAATCATCCCCGAAAGAGTAGATACCCTGCAGCGGGCCGCGCACCCCGGCCTGGGCCACTTCACCCCGGCCTGCAGTGCTAAGCACCACGAAAGTTTCACTGTCGGCGCCCAGATAACGAAACCGCGCACCCTTGGGGAGGTCACGGAATTGCGCGCGGTCGGAGGGGAGGGCCGCGCACGGACCGTCATGGCCCGCCTCACGGGTGCAAGTCCATCCTTCCGGGGGAACTTCGCAACGGCTTTCCGGACCTTTGTTGGATAACTCGGTGTAGATCATGTCCTTCGCTTCCGCCGTGGCCTTCCAGTTAAGCATTCCCTGGTAGAGAATTTCCACCTGCTCGGCGGCGTTGATCAAGGTTTTATACACAGCCCCCTGCTGTGCAAAACCGGCCGCCAGTTCGCGCAACCGCTTGGCGCAGTCATGCTTAGGTTCCCGCAATGCGTGCTGCACAGCCAGGCGGCGCTGCGTCAAGATAAAATCGATCAGGTCGTTACTATGGACCGCGTAGACGTTGCCGTCACCCTGGATCGATTCGAAGCCGTTTTGCATCGCACACTCCAGTGCGAATCCCTCTTGCTCCGTGTTGACCTGCAGTTCGCGATGGCTGACCTTTTCCAGGAAGCGCAGGTAGAGCGCGGCGTCAGCGGCGGGTTCCCAAACCAGGTTGGAGAACGCCATTCCGCTTTCATCCATCACCACCAACTTGGACAGCCAATCGGCCAGTTCCATGGCGGAGTTGAAACGGACATCGGCCTTGCCCTTGAAGTGATCAGCGAATCCGCGGAACAGTTCAGCGGTTGGGCCGAGGTTGCCATTCTGCAGGGTCAGGCAAGAGGAGCGGGTTCCCCGGCCATCGGGCGCGAGGATCGACAGATAGGTACGGCCGTCGTTCAACTCGTAGCACTCGACGCGCCAGCGGCCTTCAACCATGCGGTTGTGGATTTCCAGGGCTTTCGGGCAGACGCCCTCGTCCAGGTCCAATTCGGCCTCGCCACGACCGCACTTGCGGCACAGCGCCAGCACTACCTGGCCGTTGGCGTCGGTAATTTGGTGCGGGTTATCGTAGTCACCCGTTTTGTGCAGTTTATGGGCCAGGTGCAGCGGCACTTCAACCTTCTCGGGGGCCGAGCCATCCAGAGCGGTTGACGGTTCTTGGTTTTCTTCGGTCGATTTCATAGCGTTCCTTAGGTTTGACGATAGGGGCATTGGGTAAGGACGGGTGGGCCAGGTCCGGTACTGCAGGCCCCGCACCGTTGATGAAGTCCATCAGGGTGCGGAAATTCGGGTACCAGTCAGCGGATTCTTCCTCCTTGCAAAATTCGAGCATTTTGGTCAGCGCGGCGCGGGCGGCGGTCTTGTCTACCATTTATTCTTTCTCCGTTACCCGGATGGAGACGTAACGCGGCCAGACTATAGAGTCCCGGTTTGCTATGTGTCGACGGGGCCAGAACCAGCATCGGGGTCGTAGAAGGCGCACAACCACGCGGCCTACCTGGATTTCGAAAGCTGTTGCCCCGAGTCCAGCGGTGATAGGAAAGGGCTTCTTCATGCCAGCCCCTTAGCCATCTTGAAGCCGATCCACATCAATTCCAGGGCCTGTTTGCCGGTGCGGCGGCCCGCACCGAGGTCGGAATCGATCACCATGTAAGGATAGCGCTTGCGGACTTCCGCCACGAACTCTGCGCGGGCCAGGGTCAGGGCGGCATCACTCGTTTCGATTGGAGCGGATTGAATTTGGGTCATTTATCGGCCTCTTTCGGCGTAGGTGGAGGGAATCGAGCGGTTCGGGTTGTAGCGGCCCAGGATGTAGTCAGGCCGCCGCTGATCGGGCTGCGGGCAAGCGGCAATCATGCGCCAGCCGTGATCTATGTGGGTCTGCAACTCGTCACTGCACGTGTTCTCCAGCAGCATCACCTCGTTGTAGGTCGACAGCGCTTGGCCCGGCATGTGTACCTCGCACTTGGAGTTGTAAGCACGGTCGGCGGCGGGCAGCGCCAGCAGCTTGTTCGCCATCATGTTGAAGTTAGCCATCACCTCGATCATGCCATCGGGGCCGGAGGGATCGACATTAACCGTGGACTTAACCTCTAACGTGTAACCAGCCACCATCAGTTGCATTGCTTGCTGCTCGGACAGTAGGATATTGCGGATGTGACCAGTATCGGCGTGATCACTGACATCCACACCCATTTCCTGCAGCAGCTGCCAGCGGGCCGCAGCCTTGAGGCGCATTTCACGATAAGACTCCGCCTCTTCTTCGCCTTCTTTCGGCGCGTACCAATACAGGTATTCCAGGTTGCATTTCAGAATCTTGACCATGGTCAGTTCCAGGTGGGGCGGCTGAGGAATTCGGCGCGGTTCATGTGGTCGCGGGCCACCTCTTCCAGGTCGCGGGCGGCGTTCCAGGCGGTCAGGGCACGGAAGCGTTGTTGTGCATCGGACGATTTGCTGAACCAGTCCATGGAATTCTGGCGGGCGGCACGGGCAGCGCGCAGGTAAGCGCGGGCCTGGAGGTTATGATAGGCGGCGCGGATGCGGCGGGACAGCTTTTGCAGCTTCTTCATTGTTCTTTTCCTATATTCGCTATGTGTGGGGAGTGGACCCACCGGCATTATACCATGGGCCGTTCCTCGGGGAAATCGTCAGTTTGCCGAGTGCGGGATGAAGGCGGCCGCCCACTGCAGGGCGGGGCGCAGGGTATCCCGCAGGCCATCAGGGTCCACGATGCAGGCGGCCAGCAAGGCCAGCGCCAGCAACAGTGCGATGTCGACCGGCTTGAAGGGCATCACGATTCGTCCCCTGGCAGGCGCGACACCACCGCCAGGGTGTGCGTGACGCCATCCCGCGTCTCCTGGAGGGTAGCGCCAATGGAGCCTGTGCAGCGGGCCATCGCGATAGCCTCTTCGGCCTTGGCCAGGTTCACGGCCGTTTCGATCAGCCAGCGGCGGCCGTCGACCTCGTACACGCGGTTCGTGATCATCAGCGTATCGCGCAGTTCGCGGATGATGGCTTCCCATGCTTGGAAGTCGGCGTCATCGTTGCTGTCAATCCACTTGTCGAGCGCGGCGCTCGCAGCGAATTTCAGTTCTTCGGTAGTACGGGTCATGGCGTTCTCCATAAGTTAGGGTCCATTGACGCCCTTGGGCGTTTCGGCCAGCCCCCGCTGGCCTCGTCAGAATGGTCACTTGTTAAAAGCCTTACCGGCCACACCCGCAGCCATCCTCTTGACTGCCGCTTGGCGGGCGGCTTTGCGGTCGTGGTCGGCCTGCAGTTGGTCGGCGTGGGTGATTGCCTCGTCACGGGACATCGGGACCGAGATTGCCTCGCTGCCTGGAGCGGCGTGGCCCGAATTGGTGCGCTGGCCGCGAATCACGATGAATTTGGGGTTGCAGTTGCCTGGGGCCTGGACGATGTTGAAGTCAGGGTTGGTGTGTTGGCCGTTTGCGTTGATCATGGTATTCTCTCTATTCTCTATGGGTTCTTCGGAACTACCGAACCTATATTAAAACACGCCGCGCCCGCCTTTGCAATAATTACCTTTGTCGCGGGCGCGTGGCGTTGCAAAGGCACAACAATCACAGGTTGGCCATCAGAAAATGCTCCAGGCTGGCGCTGGACCGACAATGGAGGCAATTGCCCAACATTTGCTCGCGGTTCCAGGCCCGGTTGTAAACCGCCCGCACGTGGTCGGGTGGAAACAGGAGCCACTCGGCGTCGCCCGGAGTTGCGCCCACCATCAGCAGCAACCAGCAACGGCCGTTGCCATTCCTGGCGCGGTCTTCGATCCAGTTAACCTGTCCCGGCCGGAGGTGCGGCAGGTTGATCTTGGTGGATTCGCGCTTGGGCCAGGCTTCAATGGTCTTCAACTCGATCCACCCATCACGGCCGCGTATGCCGTACGATACATCCGGGACCGAGTTGGATAGTTCATCTTCGTGGCGCTGCGCATTCCACCGGCCGCGCATCTTATCGGATATGTAATCCCACATCTTCTGTTCAGGCTTGGTCGCCATCGAAAAACTCCCGTAAAATTTGTTCTTTTAAAAGGCTGCTCATGACAAGGCTGTCGTTGAGGCTGGCGTTGCGCACGATAACGTTTTTATCGCTGGCCTGGTAAATGGCCACCAGCTTAACTAATTGGCCGCGTTCAGCCAGCGCTAGCATATTGCGGAGAGTGGTTATCAACGACACATCAGGCTTCTGCGAGAAGTCCACCTCTTTAATGTTGCTCACCCTTCCTCCTCGTCAAAAGTTACGCCGTACTGTGCCAGGCGTTCGATAATCAGGATACGCTCGGCCATGAGATGGGCGCTAATGGCCTTGCGCGCCGCCTGCAAGCCAGCATCGGAGGCGGAAGAACTGAACTCCGTTTTGGCCGAGTCCGATAGACATACCAAATAAACCCGCCTGGATTGCTTGTTGACCTCCCGCAGGCGGGTCGACAGTTCATGCACGTAGGCGATATGATTAAAATTCACAATCGCGCTCCCGGGGCCAGGGCCACAAGCCAGTGATTGATAGGCTGGCCGGATCGGGCCTTGTGGCGCAGGTTGAGTACGGCCTTGCGCTTCTGGTAATACCGGGCCTGGATCACCTTGGGACCGGCTGGCGGCGGCCGTCGCTTGTCGGCAAGCTCCGAAATTTCCCAAATCATTGCAATGTGGCCCATATTGGAGTCGACGTTACGCCCCCAGGCAGCGATGCGGAACCATTTCCGGCCGCCCGGCTTCGCGGCGCGGGTGCGCATGATCGTTTGGTTCACCGTGCAGGCCTTGCGGCCCAACAGGTCCGCGATTTCTTGCGAGGTCATCCGTTTGTGTTCCCGCAGGACTGCGATGACCTCGTTGCGTGCGGGGCTGTCGTACAGGCGGTTCGCGACTTTGGATTTGGTGCGCGTTTCCAATTTGGTCATTTCATCACCCCGCCCTGCAGTGCGATTCGCAAGTACGGGTCCACTTCTTCTTGTTTGAGCATCCAGGACTTGTAACTGGCCGGGATGTCCGCGATCTTCTCGCCTTTGTGCTTGCCGAAGCCCATAACGGTCGGGATGCGGGCCTTTTCGGACAGCAGCCACAACTGCGCCCATGTGTCACATACATAACCACGCTGGCGGATCGTGGCAATTTCGTACAAAAGGATATCGGCGCAAATTTGAATATCGACGGCGGCGGAGTGGGCGTTGCGCAGAACTTCGCGAGCGCCAGCCAGATCATCTTGCTTGATCCAGTAGTACAGGGCCGACTGGTTGTGCGCGTCCAGGTCCGGCCAGAGCCAGCGGGACAGCGCCAGCGTACAGATGCGCTGCACATCGGGGGAACCCGCGACTGTCCAATCGAAATCGACGTTGTGGCCGATAATGAATTTGACATCGTCAGGGATCTGGAAGTCAGCCGATGCTGGCATATGTTCCAGTTCATGCGGCAAGATGTGATGCGTAGCCAGTGCGCCCCATTCGATCTGGATCGGGGCCGGGTCGAAGCGTTGCAGGTAGGGGGGAAGGGCGCGGACCAGGGTGCCGCCGTCCAGGTGCACATACATGTGGGCGGCTTCGATGACGGTCGACGATTCGCGGCCGGTGGTTTCGGTGTCAAAAATGATTGCTTTCATTTCAGGCTTTCAGGTGGTTTCGGATATGGGCTGCGAGGGATTTGGTGGTAGCCAGCATCGCCAAAGAGTCGCGCAGGTGCATGGAGATTTTGGCGCAGTAGGTCTCACCGGACACTTCGTGGAACTCGCGATAGGGCGGGAACATGCGGCGGGCGGTTTCGGCGACGTTGCGGTCGCGCTGGCGCTTGAGGGTACGTGCTTTCAAGGGGTCTCCGGCTGCACGGAGGGTATCTCCGTGACTTTCTTGAGGGTCAGTAGGGGCCAACATAGCGGCGAGCGCGTCCGAAGGCCCCCGAGGGCTTACTTAGCCTTGCTGGCAGCCCCCTTTGTACCCTTGCGGGTGGCGGGGGCGGCGCGGTCGGCCAAGGATTCATTGATTTCCGCTTCCAGGGTCATGCGTTCAGCGGTTTCGACACCATCGTCGGTAATGCGGTCGCCAGTGGCCACGAATTTGTGCCCGTGACGGCCGGACTTGGCCACCTGGACATTCGTTACTTTAATGGTCACCTTAACCCCGCCAATCGTTTGGGTAGCGGTCTCGCCCACCTGCCAGGGCGAAAAGCGTTCGACCATTTCTTCACGGGCCATCTGGAGGGCGCTAGAGGCGCGGGAAGCTGCGTCTTCGGCGTCGTTGATGGTGGACAGTACCTCGGTAAAAGTGTTGGTCTTCATGATATACCTCTATTCTCTATAAGTTAAAATGGGCAGGGTTCATCGGGCAACATGCGCCGACCCCCAAAGATGTCGGTAGGCCAAACCAGGATGGCGGGTTTTCTCCTTTCAATAAGTACGGGTCGATCGACAGTTCGGCGCTCCTGGCGCAATCCCAGAGCATACCCGGGCGGAACGCCCAGGACTACAGCCTTGTTATAATGGGACCAGGGGTTATTGTCGCAAAGTGGGTGGTGCCTACGGTGCGGGAAATTCTTGCCCTGCGCCTGGGTCATTTCGGGGCCGCTGCAGTTACAAAGTTGGCGGCGGTTGTAATGGCGTTGCTCGATCCGCCACCCGTGGAAGCCCTTGCAGGACGGGCAGCGCACGCGGCGCGTCAAGTCATCGGGGTGGGTGGTGGCCACCCGACGATGGCGGCAGGCGTTCAGGCGGCAGCGGAGCGAGTAGGTAGGCATGGTTAGGACTTCTTGAACCCGATGTCCTCGGCGGATGGGATCAGTACGCAATTCTCGGTCGACAGGGTCTGGCTGTCGACATGCCTCCACACCGACACGAAGGCCTGCGAGTCACCGTGCACGGCGATCAACTGCCAATCAGATGGGTTTTCATCGGCCTCGATGCACAGCCCTGCGTGGGTGGTATAGGCCACCAGTTCCATCATGATGGGGCCGGGGGCCGTGAGAATGGTCACACTGGCCGGGTGTGCTTCACCCGTGGTGGAATCCCAGGTGGTGGCGGCGTAGGTTAAGGTCTTCATCATATCCTCTATGGGGTTCGCACCCGACTCCCGAGCGCGATATTGCTATTAGAACACGGCCGCGCCCCCGGTGCAAGGGGAGCGCGGGTTGATACGGGTTAGGCCACCTGGGCGGCCGGGTCGCGGTCAGGATCACCGATTTGGGTATCGAGGCCGATTTTCTTGGCGTCCTCGCGGCCCTTGGCCTGTGCCTGGAGGGTCAGTGCGTCCTTGCGCGTAACCAGCTTGGTGTTGGTATATTTGGCCGCGCCGAATTCGGCCTCAACCTGCGCCATTTTGAATACAACCAACGATGAACCGGTTGAGGTCTTGACCTCTGCAGTCCTGGCGGCCAGAATGGCGCGCAGTCTGGCGCACATTTCCACGGCCGCGCCCTTCTTGTAGGCGTCGGACACCTTGGTAAGCGATGCACCCAGGTTCAGGGAGCGCATGTGGGCGGCGCACAACCGCTCAATGGTTCCGATCAGGTAGTTGTACATGTGGGCGGCCAGGGCCACATCAGTTTCGAACCCCTGGAACATCAGGCGGTAAGCGTAGGACTTACTGCCCTGTACTTTGTACTCGTGCGCTTTGATGCTTTTGCAATCATTCAGCTTGGCGATGGCCACGCACAAAATGTCCTTCCATTTAGGCATGAAGCGGTAGGCCTTGTCGACCTTCACGTAACCGAATCCGGTAGATTCGTCCTTGATGTCCTCCAGCGCGATTTGGTGCTGGTCCATCAGCTTGCGGGCGCGGCCTGCGGCAATCGACGCCTCGTGCGGGGAGGACACATCGGCGGCCATGGCCAGAAGTTGGCGGATGCGCTCGATGATTTTCTCGGATGCGTTGTTCATTCTATTCTCCAAAGTTAGGGTCCATTGACGCCGGAGCGTTTCGGCCAGCCCCCGCTGGCCATCATCAGAATGGTTTACTTGGCGGTCTTGCGGAATTTTTTGCTGACGGCCGGGACGGCGTTGTGCACCACTTCCAGGGCGTTGGCCAGGAGGGCGGCCACCTCGCGGCGGTACGCGGCGCGCTGCGCGGGGGTTAGGTCGGTGTGGACGTCAATCTCGGCGAAAATCGCGTCGACTTTGTTCTTGAGTTGGGTCTTGGTCATGGCGTTCTCTCTATTCTCTATGGGGGCGCAGCGCGCCGGAACCTCTATTAAAACACGGGGGACTCGCCTTTGCAAGTACCCCCGTGCGCGCGTTGCAAAGGCGCTACGCTATGCGGGGCAGCGCGGGGCGCGGGTTGCGGGCGTAGATGATGTCGATATGACCCCGTTTGAAGAATTTGATCTGGGCGTAGACCTTGCCGGTCTCCAGGTCCCAGACCTCAGCGAAGTCCGCGCCGTACTCATTGCGTTGCATGTTAAGCACGCACTTGGCCACGGCGCGGTGGGGGTCCACCGATCGGGTGATTTTGGATTCAGTGCGGCCGATGAAGTACTTGGTTTCGATGTTGCGCTTTGCCATGGTGAACGTCCTTAAAGGTGGCTAAAGAGAGGCCCGCCGAAGCGGGCCAGTTTGGTTATTCCTGAACGGTCGATTGCGTGATCACGTACCAAGTGCCGGTTTGCTCGGAGCGGGCCTGCCAGGTGGTTTCGTCGGTGTGGTACCACTCCAACACTTCGCGGTCCACGCCCATTTCGTCCGTGCAGGCGTTGAGATCATCATTTACGTAGTTTTGGGCACGCTCCGCTGTAAAGAACATCGGGTTAGGGTTGGTAGCCGCATGCATCACGTCGTCGAAATCCATTGGCTCGCCGGAAACTACTGCGACTTGGAAGATTTTCATGGTATTTCCTCTATTCTCTATAACGGGCGGGATTGCCCGAACCTCTATTAAAACACGCGGTTTTCACCTTTGCAAGTATTGCCGCGTGCGGGGTTGTGCCTTTGCAACAATCAGGTAGGGGACACCTCGGCGGCGCGGCGGGAATCGGTCACCAGACCTTTCAGCAAGATCAGGTACAGGATGGCATCGTCGATACGGCCGTCGATGGGTTCCGAGAACTCGCGGCCGGTGCGGATGTAGGACGAAATCGCATCTAGATGCTTGGACATATATACCGACAGTACTTGCTCCGGCTTCATGCCGAGTTGCTCAGCCTGGCGCTTGAAATTGGCGTGTTGGTCGGCGTTACCGTCCGCCGCGTTGTTGGCGTACTCTTCACCCTTCGATGAAGTCAGGGCCTTGATTGACTCGAAAGTCCTGTTAATAAGCAGTTTGAAATCCGATTTGCGCACGATACTTCCTTAATTAATGAGGGTCAATTGTTCCATAGGCATGCCTGGCCACTCCCATGCCCCTTTGCGAGAGTTTTCCAACCAGTGGATCACCCGCAAATTCCAGTGCACATGCAGGCCGCACACGATCTTACCGATCTTCGGCACGATGTGATCCACCACATGCAATTCACCAGTTTCGGCGGTCTTGTGGCGGGCCTCTTCGTAGAATTTCTCAATGGCTTCCAGGTCAGCCCACGGGGGTGTGGCACGGCGAGTTTGGGCACGATGTACCATGCCCGCCTTCCCGAGAGGCCTTACCACCGGCCGGAGCAAGCGAGGGATGAACAGCGGCCCTGCGTGGAAACCCCCGTCGAGTGGTAAGGAATGCTGCATGATCACGCCCCGGTCTGCCGCTTGGCGACATCGTATACCTTCGCCCAGGTGTAATCAGGAAAGCGCTTCGGGGCGGTGGAAATCAGGTCGAAGAAGGCCTTCCACAACCGGCGTTTGACCGTGTCGGCGTGCGTGCCCATGCCTTCTACGTTCAGGAAGTTGACGGCCTCCGTCAGGTCGGCGAGCTTTACCAACAACTGGACTTGTGGGTACTTGGTCTTGACTTCCGTGTAGAGGTCGCAATATTTCTGCGAAATCGACAGTTCGATGCGGCGCACCGGGTCATCATGGGGAATCGCTTCCCGCATCGCGGCCTTGATAGGGGTGGCCAGATCGCCGGTTCGAACTTCCGGAACGTCGTGTTCCAGCGCCCATTGTTCAGCCACGCAAGTTTCGGCCACCGAGAAACCGGCCGCCTCGGCGAAAGCGAGTGAAATGACGCGAACCAGGTACAGATGTTCGGCCAAGGTCTGCTCGCGGGCCACCCGCACGATTTGCCAGCGATGTACATGCGCCGTGCGGAGGCGCTCTTCCAAACTCAATTCAGCCATTTACGGCCTCCCCTGCGTAGTTGTAATAGCCACGCTCGTACGCCGACATTTCATCATGCGTCTTGAAGCCGTGGCTGCGTGTGGCCAAGGGCTGGCCTTCTTCCGCGTCCCGGGACCCTTGGGCGTAGGCCACCTCTTCGGGTTGCGTCATGCGGCGGATGCCGTGTTGTGGGGCGGCCTTCACGTTGCTCCCTGTGCCACTGCGGCGGAAAGGGGGTCGGCCGACCAACCCACCGAGGGGGCGGGGATCGTGCTGGTGCTAGGTACCACATGCTGGTAGGTGCCGGTGGGAGTCTCGGTCCAGACGCGCTCTTGGTTGATCTGCATTTTGTGCAGGATCGCGGACACCACATCGATGTTGTTCATCTTCGACAGGTCCAGCAGCATGATAAAAACGTCTGCCCATTCCAGGGGGTCGGACGGGTTCTTGATCACTTCGCCCAGTTCCTCGTACAGCT